AACAACACAAGTGTACCTTTAAACATGGTAGTTTATGGCTAGTTTAAAAAATGTTAATTCTTCATTAGGTAAGTTTGTAAGAAAAAATTCACAAGATCCAATAGGTGTTTGTGATTATTCTGGGTTCATATTTAGTAAAAGTGATTTGCACAAACAATATGAATGGGTGGGTAACAGGTTGCAATGGACTGGTTTTTTTGTGGGTAAAGAATTTTTAGACAAACCAAATGAGCAACTTAGGTCACCTAAAATAAAGAACGACCCTAAAACAGTTTTAAATGCTAGGCCTATTTTAGATGGAGAAGATGTAAGTAAAATTGGCGCAGATGTAAGACTTTCAAGATTAAACAACGTTACTTTTAAATAATGATTAAAGACAAAGGTAGTTTTAATCCAGGTTTCGACAGAAAAAAAGCGGAACTAATGGATCTAATTAATTCCGGAAATGGTTTAGATCCTGTTTATTATCTTTACGCAGTAAACTCCGGGTTTAATTCTATTAGTTCATCTAACATCAAAGGTGGTTTTTGTAATTTTTACGATGTTGTTGCTAAACAAATCAATGTGGATTTATTAGAAGCGGCTCTAATTATTGCAGATAAAGCTGTTGTTACAGAAATAGAAGCGACCACTGTTAATGTTGATACTGTAAATGCCAAGACAATTAATGTGGATAAAATTAATTCACAAAATATAGATAATAGTTTGTTAATTTCAACAAGATCTTTAGATGCACATCTAGTAACTGCCAAAGAAATTTTATCAGGTTCAATAGATGGTGGTAGTGTTTATGCTCTCATTTTAAGAGCTGAAGCAATGGGACATGGTGTTATTGTACCATTTTTGGGTAAATCAGTTGCTCCGGGTTTTTATACTGGATATGGTTCAATGGATGTAATGGGTAATGTTACTATAAGACCTTCTTCTTTTACTGATATTTTTGTAGATAATAGTTTTAAATGTGAAACTAATGTTTTAACTAGTTTTCAAAGTAATTTGTTTACTAGTCATTCCAAGCTAGAAACTTTAATTACAAGTGATATGTCAATAGAAATAGAATCACCTTTGTTTACTTACGGTATACCAAATTTTACAGCAATTAGAGCTACTGACTTGGAGTTTAAAGTACAAACTGGTGATTTTATAGATATAGGTACTGTGCAAAATTTAAAATTACACACTACTTTTAACAGTATTGAGTTAAACGAAGGTGGTATTAAAATAGATCCGGGTGTTCAATTTGAAGTTAACGGTTTATCTATTTTTCGTGGTAACATTGTTTGTGATGAAAATATAACAGCTGTTAAAAAAGTAGTTGGTACAGAAGCAATACAATTTGGAGAAATTGCTTTTAGATCAGAAAGCGCGGGTGCTTATTTTTGGCCAGCACCACCTATTGTTGTTGTACCTGTTCCTTCCCCTTTTCCTGAAATAGAAACTTTTGTAGGGCCATATTTAAGTTGTGAACCGGGTGAAAGCGGCATTTTAGTTTGGTCATCCGAACTTGTAATTGCAGAATCTGAGTTACCTGCTTTTTTTTCATATTTAAGTTGTACTGAAGGTGGTACGGGTGAATTGTATTGGACAGAAACAATAGTTCCACCAGCAATACCTCTTGATCCAATACCACAAGAGTACGTGGTTGGTCCATACCTTACTTGTGACGGTGAAACCGGTAACTTAAGGTGGGTTAGTACAATTGTTACTAAGTACTTACCACCGGTACCAGCAGGTGAAGATAAAAGGCAAAGAATAGTAAGGAAAAAAGACATTTGCCACGGTGTTTTCAGTGGTGATAAAATAACAATAAATGATAAACAATATAATATACCTAAAATAAAATGATTAAAGAAATAACACCATGCTTATCAATAGATGGGGGAGGAATGAGGGGTCTTTTTAGTGCGTATTTTATGAAGTATTTTTGTGAAGATGCTAAAATAGACGGCAATAAACTTTATAATTATTTTCCAATAATTAGCGGAACATCTATTGGGGGAATAAGTGCTTTGGCATACTCCATGGGTAAGAGCCCGGATGATATGATTGATTTTTTCATTAATAAAGGGCCTTTAATTTTTTATCCCCCAGTATCAACGGTACAAAAAATTAAAACAATATTGTACGGTGACGTTACTTTTTATTCAAACGAAGAATTGCGAAGGCAGATAGAGGGCGTTTTTGGAGATGCTAAAATGTACCAATTAAAAACTACAACGTTAGTTACTTCTGTTGAAGTTTTTTATACTACTGTACCTGATGTTGGTAAAGATGTAACTAACGCAAGACCTGTGTTTTTTTCTAATGTAAAAATGCCAGGTTTTGAAGGTCAAACTTATAAAATTTCTGATGTTGCATTAGCCACTTCTGCGGCACCTTTGTATTTTCCACCTATCAAAATAACAGATGTTTCCATTTTAGATAGTGTTTTTATAGATGGAGGAACTTATTTAAATAACACCACGGCCGGTAATTGGGCAATAGCTAATGCGTTACACCCAATTTCTAACAAAGTTTGTTTGCTTTCAGTGGGAACTGGTTTGGGAAGTATTGGTTTGTTTGACCCACAACCAGTTCCACCTGAAAAATTAGGTAAAGAAATTTTAGAATTGGAAGAGTATGAACAATTTTTGTTAAAAAAAGGATATTCACAAGAAGAAATAAACAAAAAAGTTAAAGATATAATACCTGATTTTGGTAATGTTTATTTGTTATTAGATATTTTAAGTTTGGGTATAACTGGTCCGCAAGAAGCAATTAACAAACAAGTTGAAATGCAATCTTTTTTCGGAACAAAATTAAGCAACAAAGATTTACATTATTATAGGTTTCAAAAAGTGTTAGATCCAAAGATAAACACAGAATTGGACAGCACTACCCCTGAGTTTTTACAATATATGCAAACAGCAGCTCAAAAACAATATAGTGATGACAAATTAAAAATTAGGGCTTTTATAGAACAATGTAATTTTTAGCTTGATTGTTTATTAAAATTAATATATAATAAAACATACTTTTAACTTAAAACAACAACAAAGTAATATGGCAGATATATCTTCTATAACCCAATTTTCGGGAATAACAATAACAAGTGATCAAGACACTGGTTCAACTAACAAAAACGCAACTTTTGCTGTGCCTAGTTTAACAACGGCACAAAAAAATGCATTAGAAAACGTAACACCCTATACAGTTGGGGCTAATAACAATGTAAGAATTAGACCTGGAACTATAGTTTACGATATCACACTTAACACTTTACAAATTTTTAGAAGGGGTGTTTGGGAAAATGCATCTACATCAGCTACAACAGCTACGGGGGCTGGTCTTGTAACAGGAACACCTTTAATTTTACCTAGTGGAACATCAGCATTAGTTGAAGTTGCAGGTAATGCTGTTAATGGTTTCATATATTACAACACAACCGCAGGTAATGTGAGAGCTTACATTACAGCTGGCGGTGCTGGTTGGAAAACTGTAACTATAGCGTAGGTCAAAATGCCATTTCAAAAAAATAATATTGTTCCAATAACTCAACTAACTAGTTTAAGTATTAATTATCAGAACAATAATAGTGTTCTTTCTGTTTCTAGTGTAACCACACTAGAAAGAAATGGCCTTGTAAATGAGATATCGGATATTAACTTACAAGGCTACCTAAGACCAGGTTCTATAGTATATAATACAGACACAAACTCTTTTGAGGGAAAAAGCAACGCTGGTTGGGTTAGTTTTGGCGGCAAACAAAACGCTGTTGTTTTTCAAGAAACACTAGTTCCAGCTGCTATAAATTATGTTCCTGTGTTTAATGATAATACTGGAACTGTGGTTAAATCATCGGGTATGAGACTACAACCTTACGCCAGAGTTCCTTTGAAAGAAGGTGCTAATGACCCTACGGGATTGTGGCAAATTAGTGAATTGGGTGCAATTCAATTTGGAGATAGTACAAGTACGGGTAATAATGGTGTAATTTTACTAGATAGTTTAACACCAGTTTCTTTTCAAGAAAATGGTAACAACTCTTGCACAATATTTTCATCAGGTTTACCAGAAGGTTCTAGTTCTCCTAGTGCTACTTTAGAAATTAATTCTAAAGATGGTGCTTTGTTATTATCGCGTTTAACTACAGCTGAAAGGGATTCTTTAGATACACCAGTAGATGGTATGTTGTTCTATAATTCAGACAGTGGAAAGTTAACTTGTCGTCAAAACGCACAATGGAAAGAGTTAGATAATAGCGGTGGTAACGTTGTTGGCCCTAGTTCATCTGGGATAACAAACATTGTTTCTTTTGCTTCAACAGATGGGAAACTAATTAGTGATACAAACATTGAAAGTAAAAACTTAGTTCTAACAACTTTGGACAGAGTAACGGAACAAGACGTTGTTTCTTGGGGATACGATTTAAATGGAAACAAAACCCTTAGAGACACTGGCATTAATTTTGAAGACCTTGCTATTGTTGCTACTGATAGACAATTTATTACCCAATACAATTTAGTTACTTGGGGAGAAAAATCAGGTGGTATGACAGGTAGGCCAACTTTAGTAGACCAAGGTCATGTAAGGGCAATTATGGGGACTGGTGACACTACCGGTTTAGGTCAATTGTCTTTTGTTAACAACGACCAAGTTAAACCATCAGTGGCTTTTGGTAACATTTTTGGTGATTATTTAACGCCAAACAGACCTGTTAGCATAATTGAAGTTGACGCTTATAATGCTATGTTGCAAAAAGTAAAGTACAGAATAGGGGTTAACATTAACGCGGGAACAGGTGGTTCGGCCAAACCTTTCGTGTTCATATTTCCAACAGGTTTTCCGGCAGAAGGTTCTGTTTTAAAAGTAAAGAGCACTGGTGAAACTTATTGGGAAGTTGCGTCTAAATATAATTCTGTAGTTTTAAACCAACAACAAGTTTCTAAAACAAATAACAAATATACTGTTTGTGATGAAAATATAGTTTTAGTTGACACATCAAAAAATGAAAGTTTTGTATTTTTAGGTGATATTGTTGAAAATAATGGAAAATTTATCATAGTTAAAGATACCGAAGGTTTTGCTTCTAAGAACAAAATAACAATAATGGTAGATGAAACCGGTAAAAATAAGATAGAAGATTCTGAACAAATTATAATAAACAATAACTACGGTTCTATTAAATTTTATTGCACTGGAGAAAAATGGGTAAAATTGTAAAAACTTTATTTTTAGTTTTATTGTTATCACAAAATGCATTTGCTAAAAATGTTGTGTTTGATGATTTTTATTTAAAAAAAGGCCTTAGCTTAAATTCTATACAGAAAAAGAAAATAGCTAATGAAAACTATAACGGTCACGATAAGTTCAAAGTTTTCGTACCTTCTTTTGAATATGCAATAGGTACAAAAATACAAGATTTTTACAATACAAGATTAGAATTTTCAATACATCATTTGTTTGAAACAAACTCAAAAGAAACTACAATAAGCAAATATAGTAACGACAAATTCTTGATAGATCACGAGTATCAGAACACTGGGGCTTATATTAGTTCTTACATGGACTTTTACATGACAAAGGGCCTTAGTGTCAATGTTGGCGGCGGTATTGGTATTATTGTTAACAGAGAAAAAGCAAGTGGTGTTGTTGTTAACACAGAGAATGACATTGAAAGTCAAGTTTTAGAGAATGTACCGGCTAAGGAACGTTTGAATTTTTCATTTAAGTTATTAACCGGTATTTCCTACTATTTTAACGATAATTTTGCAGCTGATTTAACTGGTGCTTATATATACTTTGGTAAAAACAAACCCCATGTTATAGACAATATTAATTGTACTAATAAAAGAAAATATGATAGTAAATCAATAGTTTTAACTTTAAGGCACAAAATATGAAAAGATCCGTTTATAGTAATGCTAGTCAACCGTTTTCAAAAGTATCAATTGAACACAAACAATTAGAGATTATTGAAAAACAAAACAGCAAAAGTGAAAACCTAACTACTCAAGAAACAAATCCAATTTTAAATAGTGATAACACTTCTAATTCTGCATACACAAGTTACAATGTTTCGCAAAATTTGTCACAAAATCTAAACGTTTTTAAAAAGTCAGATGCCGAAGATCAGTTGAGGTCTAAGGATATTCAAATAGCTACGTTAAACGCTAATATTGAAAGTTTACAAGAACAATTGCGCAAAAAAGAAATAAGCACTTATTCTTTAAAAACAACAAATCAAAGTTTGCAAGAGCAATTAGGATCTAAAGAAATAGAAATAGCAACTTTAAATTTTAATGTATCAAATTTAACAAGTCAACTTAGCCAAAAAGAAAGTTTACAAGAGGAGGTTCGACAAAAAGAAATTGCGGCTTTAAATTCTAATATCTCAAGTTTAAATGATCAACTAAATCAAAAAGAAAGTAACATTAGAACCATTGTTGTTTTAAAGGAAAGTTTACAAGAAGAACTAAGACAAAAAGAAATAGAAATAGCCACGTTAAAGTTGCAAAATAGTAATTTGTCTTTGCAATTAACTGAAAAAGAACAACAAAATAATTCTTCAAATACTTTAAATGAGAATTTAGAACAAACTATCTTACAAAAAGATTTAGAGATAGAACGTTTTGTAAGAAAAGATTTAGTAAGCAAATCGGAATGCGATAGTTTGAAACTAGAGTTTAAATTAGAATTAAAAAGCAAACAACAAGAAATTGAAAATTTGCAACAGAAAATAGCAATGATGGTGGAACAACACAGATTAAGCAAAGAAAATTTTGATCATAAAATTTCTATGTTAAACGAACAAATTTTAGAACAAAAAGAGTCTAAAAAGCAATTTTCTGATGAATTAAAAGAATTAAAATTAGACAAAAAAACATTAAGAAAAGAAAAATCAGAGTTAGAAAACAAAATTAAAGGTTTGGCAAAAAAAGAAAGTGAAAAAAATACAACTATTGATTTGTTAAAAAAACAAATAGGTGATGTTTATAAATTCATGGATAGCATTAATTTAAGTTCAAAAAAATCATCTATAAAAGATGATAGTGATTTTGAAGATATGTTAACACCAGCTAAAGTTAAAAAAGACATGTCTTTTATTGTTTTTAAACAGGAGTTAGATAACCAAGCGAATATATCAGGAGAATTAGCACAATCTATATATGTTAGTGAGGAGTTACTTTCTGAAAATCAAAAATTAACAGGTGATATAATTCAAAAAATTGAAGAAGAAATTTAAATGTCAATTACTTTTGTAGCATTAAAAGATAGAATCAAAAGGTACATGAATAAAAGTTCTGATTTTCTAACAGATGAACTTTTAGCAGATTGTATACAAATGGGTCAATACAGGTTATGGAGAGAATTAAAAGACTTGGGTTTTGAGTTTATACAACAATATAATTCACTGTTTACCTCCGGTTCTCCTGTTATAACAAAACCTGCAAATTGGGACAGCACAATATCTCTGTCTTATAAATATCAAATTTTACCAAACGAAGATAGAATACAAACAATGTTTCCTAGGAACTTTGAATTTTGTTCTAACTATTGTGCACCAACAATACAAGAACCAAACGGTTCTATACCTTTGTTTTATTGTGATCATCAGGAGAATTTAAGGGCCAACACTGATCCTAATATATCTACTGGTAACAACAACGCTTATACTGGTATATACGTATCTCCTACGCCTTTTAAACGTTACCCTTACACTTTAATATATAGACAAAAACCAAATTTAACTCCTGATGATGAAAACAATTTATTGTTTGTTAAATTTCCAGATTTGTTATTTTATTCGTGTATGATCGAAACTTTGTCAGCTGCAAATAATGATTCAAGATTACCTTCTTTCAAAGACATGTATGAAAAATCTTTGATGGATGCCAACTCTCAAAATGAGAAACGGGTATTTTCTAGATCCGTTAAATTTGATAACGAGTTATAATTTCCAAATTATCTTTTCTATCATTTTTCCTTAAAGCTTAATAGCTTGTCTCGATAATGCTCATATTGTTTACGACGAGCCGCGATTTCTGCTGGTAAGCCTTCCGATATGTCACTGACCAAGGTATTGAATTTATCAAGGATAGAGACGATACGATTTTGTTCTGATAGTGATGGGATGGGGATTTTATAATTCATTATAGCCGCTTTACTGCCGCGTGGCATTTTTGCGCCTTTCGCGTTCTGCATATTGTAGTCAAAAAATTTATCATTTGCCAAAACCTGATATAAATATCGAGGGTTTAGATGTTCTTTCTGGGCGTCTTTTATCCGTATTACCAAAACATCACCATTCGTTCCGCCTCTGCGGTCGGCATGCCAAATCTTTTTTAGATGTGGGCGGATGTTTCCAAGCAAAATATCGTCGCTTTCATAACATGTGAAATTGCCGATCTCTGGTACATAGTTCGAAGTCATTTTTCCAACACAATTTTGCAAAAGGTTATCAACCCCAACATAATTATCATGGTCTAAATTCGTAGCAGGGATGCGGGTTTTTGAATACATGCAAATCTCACCTAATGTTTTCCAAATTATCTTTTCTATCATTTTTCCTTAAAGCTTAATAGCTTGTCTCTATAGTGCTCATATTGTTTACGACGATATATTATTTCTAAAGGTAAACCTCCCGATATATCATTCACCAGTGTGTTGAATTTATCAAGGATAGAAACTATACGTTCTTGTTCCTCAATCGAAGGAATGGGTATTTTTATCTTTGCAAGATTCTTCGCCAACACATGTATTACTTTAGTTCCAGTTGCAAGCCTTTTCTTTTCTGCAAAGAAAGCTGGTGTTTGCAAACAATAAGCAATATATTTTGGATTCTCTTTGTGCTTGATCACGGTAGCGTGACCGCCAATTACAATCTGGGTGTCACCAAGCCACGCAACTGCCTTGCAAACATCTTCGATATTTTCACTAGTATTTGTAATTATCAAATCACCAGGGTCAACTTTCGTTAATTTTATAGCTTTTTCTGGGGCGACGAAAGATTTAGTTTTTGTTGCCCATGTGCCATAGTGGTTGTATATCTGTCCGTAGTGGATACACCCAATTCCCGTATCCACCAAATCAGCTTTGGTCATTCCATTTCCCCGCACTATTGTACCTATCTCACCTAATGTTTTCCAAATTACCTTTTCTTTCATTTTTCCTCAAATCCCAATAGCTTATCTCTATAATACTCGTATTGCTTGTGACGAGCTTTTAATTCTTCTTTTAATTTTGTTTCAAATTCTTCTGTAAAAGCATCTAAAACTTTTACAATCTCTTGTTGAATAGAAAGTGGTGGGACTTGGATCTCAAAATTTGAATATGTGGATATCCATTGTCGAGTGTAACTTGTAGGTACATATCTAATACACTTCATTGCATAATAAACATAACGAAAATCAACATTTTCTTTTTTGGTCAGTATTTTCACTGCATAACTTTTTACCTTGAAATCAAAATCAACCCAATGAAAAGATGTTGTAAAATCATCAAAAATAATAACAGGGTTTTCTTTACTGGCACGGTAAATACCATCTTTTTCATCTGTGTGTCCTAGGATAAAACTTTTCCCAGCTGTTAACACTGGTGTTGTGTATTTATCATCGTAGTTTGTGGATTTTACAATATATTTATCGGAGCGCGAATAACTCAAAACATCATTTAGTTTTCTGCGCATTATTCCATCTGGGCAATGTTCAGCTAGCATGTCATAAATTTTACTCATGTTGTTTTTACTTCATTTTACTCAAAGCTTAATAGCTTATCTCTATAATACTCGTATTGCTTGTGACGATATTCCAGTTCTGCTTCTAGTCCCACTGCTAGTTCTTCTGTAAAAGCATCTAGAACTTTTACAATTTCTTGTTGGATAGAAAGTGGTGGAATGGGGATTTTTACAGTAGACATGATGTTGCTCATGAGTTTGGGGTTACCCATACCGTCATTTACGTACGCTTTTATTATAGCAGCTAAAACGTAATAAATAAATTTAAAATTTATTATATCCGGGGCTCTGTTTTTTAATAGTCCACAAACATTGGTAATGCTAAATTTCTCATTGTTTCGATAAAAAACAGACCCTGCATTTGCGCCGTCAGTAGTCCAAGTTATGTACGTACCATCGTAATCATATGTGTTTATTCTACCAAAAACTCCATTGTTAGAAATCTGTGATGAGTAAACAGGATAATTACCTGCGTTTTCTTGCAAATATTCTTTCGACATCACCCTACCTCTCGTAATGACGCAAATGTCTCCCAATTCACGAAATTCTACACCATCTGGGCAATATTCAGCAAACATATCATCAATTTTACTCATATTGTTTTTCCTTCAAGATCTGCAACAATCGCATCAATCTGCAAGCGTAGTTCCGTTTGACGTTTTACAATCTGAGCTATGTGCTCATTAAGTTCCTTTATATCTACAATTTCTCTTGTGTCTTTTTGCAGCACATAGTAGTTAACGTTGATATTATATTCTTTCTCTACAATTTCGTTATAATCAACAAGTCGAGAAAAATATTCACCAGTTTGTCTACTCTCATAACAGTCAAGAATCTTTTTGGAATTGACAATGGTCATTTTGTTTTTTGATGACTCTCTTACAAATTCAGCAGTTCCATCAATAAACAATACTTTATTGTCAGTTTTATTCTTTTTTAGTACCAAAATACACGTTGCAATAGTAGTTCCAAAAAACAAGTCTGGCGGTAGTTGGATAACCGCATCAACAAAGTTGTTATCAATTAGATATTTTCTGATTTTCTGTTCAGCGCCACCGCGATACATAACGCCAGGGAAACAAACAATAGCAGCTGTTCCGTTTGGGGCAAGACATGAAAGTATGTGCATAACAAAAGCCAAGTCAGCTTTAGACTTTGGAGCAAGAGTACCTGCTGGCATGAATCGCTCATCGGTCATAAGCGATGGTTTTGTATCACCGTCCCATTTAATGGAATAAGGTGGGTTAGAAACTATAGCTTCAAAATTACCAATGTTCCTATGTTTTGGGTTTACAAGAGTATCTCCGTGTGCAATGTTAAATTTTTCGTAATTGATATTGTGTAAGAACATATTAATGCGACACGAGTTATAGGTAGTAATGTTGCTTTCCTGACCATAAAAACCATTTAGGACATTTTCTTTACCCAGAACCTTGGCAAATTTTAGAAGTAGTGAACCGGAACCACAAGTAGGATCGTAAACATTACTTACTTTTGTCTTCCCTACAACAGTAATTTGTGCCAGCAGTTCAGCAACCTCTTGAGGAGTAAAAAACTCACCCCCAGACTTACCGGCGTTAGCGGCATACATAGTCATTAGATATTCATAAGCATCGCCGAACACATCAATAGAATTATCGTCATAATTACCTAAGTTAAAATCCCCAATGGCTCTCATCAATTTAACAAGCAACTCGTTACGCCTGTCTATAGTTGCCCCCAGCTTGTTGCTGTTTAAGTCCATATCATCAAACAACCCTACCACACAATCTTCGCTATATGTGCCCTTTGCTGATGTTTCTATATTATTAAATACAGTTTTGAGCGTTTCGTTCAGATTGTTATTAGAAGTTGCTTGTTTGTTTACATTATCAAACAATTCACTAGGATAAATAAAGAAGCCTTTTTCTTCAAGAATAAGTTCACGATAAAACTCAACTTCGTGGTCTTCAAGTTTAGAATAGTTGAAACTTTTTTCACCTTCTTCCCATTGTTTTTTATTAATGTATGAAACAATATTTTCTGATATAAAGCGGTAGAATAACATCCCAAGAACGTACTGTTTGAAATCCCAACCATCTAATGTACCTCTCAAATCGTTTGATATCTTCCAGATGGTAGAGTGTAGTGCGGTACGTTCTTGTTCTTTTTTGGCAACCATTACCTCTGCTCTGGGCTAGATTTTTTAATAAATGGAATTAAAGCTTCTGTGGTTATTATCATAGAAGCTATTGATGTTGCGTCTTTTATAGCCGTTTTAACTACTTTAGTTGGATCTATTATTCCTTTTTCCATCATATTTACTATTTCTTTGTTTTGAGCATCGTAACCAATTTCAAAATCATTTTTTTCTCTTATTTTAAAACAAATTTCAAAACTATCTTCCCCCGCGTTACTGCAAATTTGTTTTAACGGTGAAGATAATACTTCTTTTATTATTTCGATACCCACTTGTTGGTCTTTATTTTCCCCTAAAAGTAAGCCCAGTGTTTCCTCACAATTTAATAAAGCAATCCCACCACCAGGTAATATCCCTTCGTCCATAGCTGCAAATGTTGCTGCCACAGCATCATCTATTCGATCTTTAATTTCTTTTAATTCAACGTCAGTATTTGCACCAACTCTAATGATACCTATGCCACTTGTTAATTTTGCTAATCTACTTTTTGCAATATTTTTTTCAAACTCATTGTTTTTTATATCTTTTAAAGTAGTTCTAATTTCTTCGCAGCGCAGTTCTATTTTTTCAGGAGAACCCCTACCGTTCATAATAATTGTGCTATCTTTAGTAACTTTTACTTTTTTAGCAAAACCTAACATTTCAAATTTAATATCTTTGGTGGTTAAACCTAAATCTTCTGTTATTAAAAGACTGTCGCAAACAACGGATATGTCGCTAAGAATGTCTTTTTGATATGGTGCAAAACTAGGTGCTTTTACTGCCACACAATTTAAAGCACCTTTCATTTTATTCTGGATTAGTATTGCCAAAACTTCTTCGCTAAAACTTTCAGCAATTAATAAAAATGATTTCCCGGATTGGTAAACACTTTCTAATATCGGTAAAATATCATAAGCGTTAGTTAATTTACCAGTGTGAGTTAGAATTAAACAATCATCAAATTCAACATCACCTTTTTGTAGATTGTTTATGAAATAAGGAGACAAATAACCGTTTTTAAAAGACAAACCTTGTACTGTTTCAACTTCAACAACTGGGCTATTAGATTCTTGAACCTGTACTACTCCGTCTTTACCAATTAAAGATATTGTTTCTGCAATTTTTTTACCGATTTCAAAATCATTATTTGCAGATATTGTTGCAACTTGTGTTATTTCCTTTATGTTTTCAATTTTTTTACTTTTACTATCTAAATGGTTCACTATGGTTTTCACAGCTAAATCCATCCCCCTTTTAATATCCATCGGGTTACAACCAGCCACAACGGCTTTGTTTCCAGCTTTAACTATTTCGTGCGTTAATATGGTAGTAGTTGTGGTACCATCACCTGCTTCAAAAGCGGCCTTGGAAGCCGCTTGTTTAATTAACTGGGCGCCTGCGTTTTCTTCTTCGTCCACTAACCTAATTGAATTAGCTACGGTAACACCGTCTTTAGTCACTCTTGGGGCCCCAAATTCTTGGTTAATGGTAACGTTCCTTCCCATTGGACCCAATGTTACTTTAACAGCATTTGCAACCTTTTCAATGCCACTTATTAATTTTTCCCTTGCTTTGTTTGTGTATAGTATTTCCATTTTTATTTCAATTTAAGTTATTACAATTAAATATATAATAACTTAAATTCTTAATGTCAAGTTTAAATTCTGTTTCAATTAACTTAACTTGTTTCCGTCAATTTAATTCTTGGTTTTTCTTTTGAATATAAGCAACGGCCGCTCTTGCTTCATTGTTAGGTATTCTATCAAAGCTATTTCGTAAAGATAAGTTTAAATTAGCTGCGTTTTCAAATCTGTTTTCCACATCATTTAAAGTATCGTAATCACTAACCCTTCTTCTAACATCTTTCAACATATCTTCGTAGTTTCTGAAATCACCAACTGGAAAGTTAACACTACGAACAGAATTGTGTTGTCTTTGTTCTTCTTGTAAAAGGTCTGTGTAAGTTTTGTTAAGCTGTTTTACATAATCTTTGTTTGGATTTTTTACATTTTTAACACTGTCCAATTGGTTTTTTGTGTCTTTTAATTTTTGTAAATTTGCATTTCTGAAGTAATCTTCTGGCTCCATTTCTATTAAATAATCAGAATACGGCATTTTTGGCTGGTTATCGTAATAAGCAAAATTTCTAAACCCAGCCAAACCAGGGTAGTTTTGAAACAAATGTTTGTATTTGTTGGACCATACGTTTTTTGCATTTTGTCCAGCCGCAGCGTACATATTTGTATATGGCGCTTTTTGCTTTGGCTGTTCATTAACACCATTAATCTGAGAAACAGCATCGTAGTAAGGATATTTAACATCACTCCTATAAGTGTCCTTGTTTGCAGTACCAAAACGAAAATCATTTCTATTCTTATTTCCTAGTTGAGAAAGAAATTCGTCTTTAGGTAAAACATTACCGGGTCCCGGTGCAACATTGAAAGAAAACAACCCTAAATTTTTGGATTTATCATAAGTTTTCCGTTGTGGGTCGTAACCAGGTGGTATCACGGGTATTCCAGATAAATTGCTCCAATAATTTTTTCTGTTTTCTAAGAAATTTTTTCTATTTTCTTTGTTTATGTTTTTTAATTTTTTAATATCTTTAGAACCAGCTATTGTTGACAATGTGTGTTTTAAACTTTCTATTTTTTCAACATCATTGTTATTAAAACTAAACAAAGGTTTTTCGTTTTTTTCTAAATTTTTAAACATTTCATTGTTTAAAAAATCTTCTTCTGCGTTTAAATCATCGTGAATATTTTTTCCTTGTAAATTAGAATTTACAACCATCCCACCCTCTGCATAACGCCTGTAAGGATAGTAGCTAGGATATAAACCAACGTTGTGTGTGTTTTCCTTTAAATGATCTTTTAAATGATCTGTGGTCTCTTTGTTTGGATAATAGTACTGTTCTATGTATCTACTTATGTCATTTTCACCAGTACCTAGTGCTCTTGTTTTAGAAATATCATTGAAATATTTGCTCATCCCTTCCATTTGATTAGAAACTCTTGTAGCTTCATTATTTAGCCCTATGTTTCCTAATTCTATAGCCGCGTTAACCTCTTCACCAGCTAAACCCCTTGCTTGGTAGTTTTTAACCATTCTTTTGTTTTTTCTAACAAACTCTTCAACAATATTAGGTGGAAAACCTTTTTTCACCATTTCTTTTGCTTCGTTGTATACTTCATTTTGGTTTTGTAACAAATTATTCAAATAAGATCTTTCATTGCTACCCCATTCCAAAGATGGTTTACCGTAATTTTTTTGAATTATGTAATCTGCAACTTCGTTATTTTTTAGCAAATCTCTAAGTTGGGAAGTAATTTCTTCCGGTAAATTTATTTTTTGCCCGTAGGTATCTCTTTTGCTATTATAATCTTGCAAAACTCCTCGTAAATTGTTGTTTGATTCTATTTTTTGACCAACACCAGATAAATAATTTTGAACTTCTACTTTGTCGTTTTCTAATCCAAATAGTTGTTTTTTCAATTCTTTTAATTTTGAAGCTGGCATTCTTTCATTATCTATTTTAAATTCTAAATTTTCCATTTCTGGTAAGAAAGAACTACCTTGATTCATGGTAAATTTTGGCGTTGTTTTGTTTTGATACTTGTATTGCTCTAATTCTTGTTGTAAAAAATTATTTTTTTTATTCAAATCTTTGAATAAACTATTTCCCTGAAAATTAGGGTTATATATCATTTGGTTATTTGTGTCGTTTTTTTTCATATTAAGAATAATTTTGTAAATAATAAAGTATGTTTGCCCATTCTTCCCAAGACTTATATTTAATTTTTTTGCCAGCAAAAGGGGATGGTATTGATTTTTCTCTAAATGGAGATTTTGTTGATACAATCTCTGCCCAATTAGCCCATTTTTCTTCTTTTTCAGGAGGAACTGGTAAATAACTTTCCGGGAAATCTACAATAAGTTGAGATGCCCAATAATTAAAAGAAATATTAGTTGGAAAAACGCTTACTTGTTTTGTAATTAATTTAGGCATTAGTTACTATCTCCATATGTGGCTGTAAATAACGATTGTCCCATTTTAAAACCCTTACCTTCGTTTACAAAAGTAAAACTAATGTAACGAGCTTGTGTGAAATAATCTATTAATTTATTGTCAAAACTAATATTTAATTGTGGAGTAGACTCTTGTTCTTGGAATATTACAACATGCTTGTTAATTGTCATATACATTGAACTATCTTGCTCGTTAGCACCTACTACGTTGTTCCAATAAATGTTAGGTTCTATCCTGTTAATACTCAATAGTTTATCCAGACCGTTAGACAAACGGAAAGAATAGATAGGCGTTCTTATAAAAGATTTGATCTTTCTATATTGATTGTTTGCGGCTTCTGATAAATCCAACTGACCACCTTCTGTGTTAAGTAGTTTGCACAATTTAAACACGTCATCCCCAGCGTCGTTATATTTAGATTTTCTTTTAGCAATGAAATATAAATTTTGCCCAGATATTGAATCAAAACTTGTATCGTACCAAGTATCATCCACAATGTTGTAAGTTATTACTCTGTCGCAAATATTTGAATCTTTTGAAGGATATGCCCAACATATTTCGTTAAATTTCAAATTTTTAAAAGAATAAATTAGATCTAAACGTTGATAGTTTAGATTATCAAAAAAATATTGCTTACTTACGTTGTTTTCTAAAGTTAAAACAACACCGTTTAACCAAAAAAACTTCTGTTCTCCAATCCAATAAAATAACCCTTCGTGTTCTATTATAGCTTTTTGATTATCACCTATTACTGAAATATCATTAGATACTGTTTCATATTTAAAAATGATATCAATTTTTCCATCATCTATTGTACCATCTTGTATGTTTGTAATTCTTTCAAGGCTCCCAGTTGTCCATATAACTAATGTTGGCTTTAAACTACCACCCCTAATTTCTGTCATTTTGACAATATTGTTGGTAAAAGCAATAGATTTTTGACCACTATCCTCTCTGTAAGTGCCATTGTTGTTAAAAACTCTTTGCATACCTTTATTGGCGTCTAATTTTATAGAGTTGTTTAATTCTTCTAAAAATATCCAATAAATGTTGTTTTGAATAGAAAACAACATTGTGTTTTGAGAAACACACACGTTTGTTATGATATTGTTGTTTAATGTGTATTCAGAACCAGGTATTATATTGTTAAGGGGGTTTTTTGTATTAACAACACGTATAACAGTGTTAGTATTGTTTTGAATAGCAACAACACCGCATAGATTTGGCTTTATAGGAAAAATAGAAGTGATAATTAAATTTTGAAAATTTAATTCTGCTACGTTATTTTTAAATACAACGTTATTGTTGTTTACATCTGCTATTTTTAAAAAACTGTTATTAGCATCTAACGGTACGCTTTTGTATAGCAATAATAGATTTTTTTCAAAATTAACTATTTTGCAAGAATTATCGTTTATATTAAAATTATTCTCATTGTTTGGCCTAAAATAAGTGATGCCACCCATGCTTTGAGGAAAACCGTAAAAAAATCTTACCCAATCGCCATCTGTGCAATAAGAATTTTGCATAACCGGTAAATCTCGTTTAATTCCAGATTTAAACGATATTGGAAAAATTTGACCTTCCATTTAATTAATTTAAGTTGCTTAGTTAGTTGAAAAACGGTATAATATTACATATTATTGTATAATTTATTAATAACTTTGTCAACAAATGAACGAAAAAATACAAAACTCAGCAGAAAAAATTAGAAGAAAGGGTAGATATGGTGATACTTTACTTGCTCACATCAACCCGTATGAAGCAGAACAATTAGCTAATCAAAGAGGTGGATACAGTGTAAACCCTAACACCGGTTTGTTGGAATTTTACAATTTGCGAGATTTCCTAGGAGATGTTGTGGGTGTTGGGGGAACTATACTTGGCGGTATGACTGGTCCTTTGGGTGGGGCGGTTGGTAGCTCTGTAGGTTTTGGGTTACGTGATTTAATCAAGGGTAACAAATTCAAAACAAGTAACCTTTTAAAAAACGCCGCAATCGGTAGTGCTGTTGGTTACGCAATACCTAAATTTTCTGATTTTATTAATTCAAACAATACAAAAAACGTAACGTCGATTTCTAGTTCAAAAGCCAAACCTTCATCTAGTGGTGTGCAATCATTGTACAAGCACTTACCTGCCGTTGCAGCTGGTGACAGTGATGAAGATGAAATAGAAGAAAACGAAGGCGGTAACAAAAAAAAGAAGAAAGAAAATAAAACATTTTGGGAAAAATTGCAAACAAATACTTCTGATTATTTCACAAAGCCAGAAAATATATTCACAGCCGGTACCGGTTTAGCTGCTATTATTGGATCTAGAGATTCTGAAGAAAGAAATTTACAAAGAAAAATAAGGGAAATGAAAGCTATAAACCAAGCAATGAAACCAACCTATGAAGATATTGATGATCAAATAGCTAAACATTATTACGCTCAAACACAAAAAAACAAACACAGAAGGGGTTATTTGAGTAGTTTTCCTGAAATAGAACCTTTGTATAGAAAAACAAACAGCGATGATGATTTTAAAAAAACAGGTAAATGGTTTTCTTACTATAACAACCCAAATTTTACTGGGGAACCTTTGGCTATGAAAAAAGGTGGTGGAGTTGAAAACCATGGTTGTGTAATAGAAGAAGAATTTTCTTTTCCGTTTTCAATTAGCAAATTTTTAAAAGGAGAAACTGGTGGTCAAGATGATACTGTGCCAATTTTAGCTTCTGATGGTGAATATGTTATTGATGCATCAACTGTTTCTGACTTGGGTGACGGTAACAGCAAAGCCGGCGCAAAAAAACTAGACGAAATGGTTACAGAAGTTAGAAAACACAAACGCGGCGGTAAAACAAACTTGCCACCTAAATCAAAATCAATTTTTAAATATATTAAATAGGTTAATATGACAATATCGGTAAGAAACAACTTTAGAAAAAGTTTCGGGGCAGAAAATTTAAACTTTAAAGATAGAGATAACTTGGAAAGTTATATAGATTATGTAACAAAAATCCAAGGTGATTATTTGAACCGAGCTAAAAACAAACTCGGCGGTAAAAAATGGTTTAACGAAGAAATACAAAGATATATGCCAAGGTATTCTTTTCCAAAAAATTTGGATAGAAATAGCCCGGAATATCTAGAAAATATGAAAAACATAGCCGAAGAACTTGAAAATAAAGTTATTAATTTAACCCAAGATGTAGGTAGGCACGGAGTTTTAGCTGACATTAGAGAAAAATGGAAACCGACGGTTGTGGGTAATGGTGACAATAACGATTATAACAGAAACAGATCTATAGATTCAATAATAGATCAAGGTAGAAAAATTTTAGCTGCTGACAGAGAAAAACTTAATTCTTTACCGTACCAATCATTTGGTTCAAAACAAGTTGAAATGTCACCTTTAAATTTAAAGAAACAAGAAATAGAAAGAGCTAACTCTAACAAAGCACCGAGCTATTCTAAATCTGTAAATAGTGTTTTAAACAGAAAAGATCGTGGGTTTTCTCCAGAACAAATAAATAATTTAGTTAATTCTTCCAATGAGCAAAACAGGGAAAGATCTGTAAAAAGTGAAAACAATTTTAAAAAATATTTGGGCGAAAGGTGGTTAACAGATGCTGGGTTTGATGTTTTAAGGCAAAAAATGCAGAAAGACATGAATAAAATAGTAGAACCACACCAAAGGAATTTGAACGAATATTCTAAAGAGTTGGCCCAAAAGGAAAAAATGTTTTCTAACACTTTGGCTGGTGAATTACAAAATATGGGTTCTGATAAAACAAAAAGAAGAAACATTTACACAGACATGCTAGGGCAACTTGGAGCTTTAGAAGAAAACCATGGTGAAATGAGAAACAAAGCTAAAGAAGAAAGACTTAAAGCGGAAGCATCTATTCCTTATAAAAAACTATCAATATTGGAAAGCGCTTTAAACAACGTTAATTACGACGAAGATCAACCCGAGTCAGAAAGAGCTGCGGAAGAAACATTAAAGAAAACAATAGCTGCTTACAAAACACCACACGCATCTTTTGCTGGAGAATTAATTGAGGATTTACCTGATGAGCACAGATTAGCTAAAGAATACATTTTAAATGAAGATTTTAAAGGCAACAACCGTGATGAAAGAAAAAACCTGAGAAAAGGGTTGGTAAACAAAGCTAGTTTAGCTGACAGGTCACTTAACGAAATTGACGGCGACGTAAGATATAACAATGTAAATTTAGACGAAGAGGGTAAAAAACTTTTAAAAAGAAGTCTATCTTCAATCGGAGCAAGACACCGTGCTTTAGGTGGTTATGGTAGTGGTGCACATACTCGTGAAACAATGAAAGCCATGAGAAAAATATTACAAGAACAAAATTTAAAAAATCAAAATTCACAAATAGGTGCTATTTCTAATAAAGTTAGATCAAATGAAATGGCTGATTTAAATGAACTAAACAGACTAAGACAGTTGGAAAATATATCTAACAACAATTTTGCAAATAGAATGAACGATATTAGTTCGTTAAACAGATCCAGCATAAACAACTGGTCTAATAAACAAAGAGGGTTAAACAAAAAAATATCTGAATTTGAAAATCAACAAAATTGGGAATTTCCACAACTAAGAGGTAATTACGAAGCTAGTAATAGATTTGTTGACCCAAATAGTTTAAACTTGGACAGATTAAGAAAAAATAGAAATTTGGTATAATATGAATGAAACTTACAATCCTTTTGACACAGGAATACAAAAAGCAATAGAACAAGCTAGAAAATCTATAAGACCTACTACTGATCAAAAACACAGAGCTATCAATAGTGCTTTTCTAACTTTTGCAAATAAATATTCAAGCATGCCAGCAGAAAAGGGTTTTTTAAACAACATAGGTGCGATAGGTGATGCTGGAATACCAGCTATGCAAAAATACCACGAAGTTGATGCTAACAATGAAGTTGAAAATTTAGCTTTGGCTGATAACATTTTAAAGCACCAACTTAAAAAAGAACAAGAAGAAGCAAAAAAAATTGCAATGGAAAGAAAAAGACAATTGGAAGAAGCTAAGTTGGAAGAACAAATCAGGCACCACAATGTGGTTGAAAACCAACATGCTCAACAAAATGAACCCAGTTCTTTTTTAGGGGAAGATTTTTTACCCATTACATCTAAAGCAGAAAGAACCATGTACGTTAAAGATAAAAAAAGTACGGGTGAAATATTACATGAATTAAATACTATAAAAAAAGATTACGACTTGTACAGACAAACAGTAAAAAATAATTTAATAGACCCACAAACAACCGTTGGTACTTTGCTTCAAAATAAATATTACAACAACATTACTAGAAATAGCAAATCCACAATACTCAGGCAAGCTTTAGATGCTAGATTAAATAAATTTGCAGCAGAATTGGAAAGGAAAATTAAAGGTGGTGTTTTATCAATGGGTATGATTAAGTTGTTTGAAGACAAATCTATATTGCCAAATTTAAAAGATAGCGACAAACTATTTAAGTTAAAAATGGCCAATTTAATGGGTGAAATTAAAGAAAAAAACGAAGCTTCTGATGCAAGTTTAAGGTATAATTCTCACGTATCACCATATGAACTTGAAAGATTAAAAACTATAACTAGTGAAAATAATAAAAAATCAGGTTTACAGGATGTAACAAAAGATAATACAGGTTATATATTATTGAAAAATCCTAAAAACAATACGCAAATAGAAGTACCAAGTGATATTGATAAGGAAGATTTGCAACAATTAATTTTAAATGGTTATGCTATAGATGGACAATAAACAAAAAAAACCAAGGACAGTAGAAGAAATATTATCTGACCCAAGAGTTAAAATAATTCAATCTGGCAATCAAGAAGAAAGTTTTAATGCTCCGAAAAAAACTAAAACAGTAGAAGAGATATTATCTGATCCAAGGGTAAAGGTAACAAAAGAAGTTGATTCGTCAATAGGTAAACAAGCAAAAGACTTTGTTTCAGGGTTTAGCCGCGGTGCAACTTCTAATTTTTTCGATCCAGTTAAAGAGTTTTTAGCTAAAAAAACATTAGAAAAAGAAGGAGAGCCAGCTGATAGTAAGTATTACAAAGCTTTAAAATTATTGAGACCTTTTAAAGACACTGGTAATAAAAAAGAAGATATTAAAGAACTAGTTAAATTGTATGAAACTAGAAGGCAAAGAAGGGATAAAAAATATTCTTATGATAACATAATACCACATAAAGCCGGTGAGTTTTTAGGAGAAACTATAACTAGCCCTTTTACTTATATATTACCTAATTTAGGGACTATTTTTAATAGCGCAAGGTCTATTAAAAAAGGTTATTCTACATTAATAAAACAAATAAGACAGGGAAAAATAAAACCTAGCAGCCAAACTTTTAAAAACCAAGCTAAAATAAACGCACTAGCTACTACAATGGGGGCTGCATCAGGAACTTTGCAAAAAGGTGGTGCTGACCCTTTGTTAGCTGATTTGGCTGGTATTTTCGGAACACCTCTTGCTATTTCTGGTGCTAAAACCTTAGGTAAAGGTGCAGTTAACCTTTTTCAACCTAACAGCATAGAGAGACTTTTCGAGCATCTTGCTTACCCAGATATGAATAAAAAAGCAAAAGATTTTTTATTCAAAACAATAAACCAAGAAGAAAAAAATAAAAGTAAAAAAATAAAAAATTTAGAAGATTCAATTGTAAAGTTGGATAAAAATGTACAATCACAAGACATTTTAGACAAAAATATTAACACAGCTCAAATTTTAGAAAACGCAGAACTTTCTGATTTGTTGCGAGGAAAATTATCTAAATTAAAACAAACGAAAAAAATAAACAAAGAATTTAAAGAAAAAATACCCACTGCAATAGAAGAAATGTTACCTGTTGTAGAAAGTAACGAGGGTAAAATAAATTATATAAGAGATACTATTGAAAATAATTTATCTAATTTGAAAAAAACTGTTAAGGACGCTGATGTTTATAAAAAATCTAACGCAACAGATACTGACATTACTGATTTTGTCGGTAAAATAATTGACAATTTAAAAAATAATGAAAAACCGTACTCTTTTACTAAAAATTACAATTCTGTTTTAAGTGAATTGTTCGGTAAACCAAAAACACAACACAACAAATATATAAAATCTTTAGAAAACATAATACCCCAAGAAGATTTTATAAAATTAAAAAACAATTATGACATTTTGAGTAGATTAGATGGTAATAATTATAACAATTATCTAGAAATTTTAAAGAAAAGTTCCGAAGATTTAAAAAGTTTGGAAAAACATAAAGGTTTGGGTGCTGATGTTTATAACAAGTTGTATAAGTCTGTATTATCTCCAGAATTACCAATAAACGATTTGCCAATAAACAAAATAGTAATAAAAGGTGAAACAGCAAAAGATATAGAAGAAATTGTAAAAAACACAGCTAACAATTTGTTCACAACTGGGGAAAAAAAAGCGGGTAAAAATTATTCTGATAAAATATACACACCTTTTGTTGAAACAATAGAAAAAACCAACCCTTATATGCGAGTGGCCAATGAGCAGTATAGAAGTTTGAAAAAGCCAATAAGTGACATTGAAGATAGTTTATCTTTACCTGGAATGTTTATAAAAGAAAACGTTTCTAATCCTTATTCTACTAATAAATATTATTATGAACCAAGTGAACTAAAAAAAACAATTCTTAATTCGGAAAATGAAGGTAAACAAATCAATCAATTGTTTAAATCAACTAACAATGAAAAAGGTGTTAAAGATAGAGTTAAATCTATTATTGTTGAAGATTTAATTAAAAGTTACTCACCGGATTATTTTTCAACAATAAATTCTCCCGAAGTTTTAGACAAAGTTACAAGAACAACACCAAATAAATTTTTTAATACTTTAAAAAAACAAGAACACAACAGGGCTTTGGCGATGGAAGAATTAGAAAATAAAAAACTTGAGTCTATTGCCGATAAACTTAGAAAATTTGAACAGACACACCAAGGTGGTGTGTTGGGTTCGCCAACAGCTGAAAAAACAGCGGTAATAAGTCAAGTTGATAAAGTAGCAACTTCACCTAGGTCAATTTTTTCATATATACCACCATTAGGTAACGTTTTTCCCGGTATTAGTAAAAATGAAATTAAAGAAAATCGTATAAAAAAAATGAACAATTATCTTGATACTTTTTTCTCTAATAAAGAATTTGCAAAAAAAGCATTAGAGGAAGAAAAATTAAGGTTAAGTAGAAATGGTGCTATATACGCTATGTACAATTTACCAAACACTTATCCTTCTATAATACCTGCTATAAACAGATTAAAAAGCCCACGGGAAAAATAAAACTATATAACTTTTAAAGCGTCATAAATCATTTCTTGTGACGCTTCTTTTTTTTCTAAAATTTTTAGCAAATGTTCGTCAATACAATTTTTAGCAACCAAGTGGTTAATTATAACAGGCTTTGTTTGACCTTGTCTATGTAGTCTTGCGTTCATTTGTTGGTAATGTTCTAAATTCCAAGTTAACCCGAACCAAACTAAAATTCTTCCCCCAAATTGTAAATTTAAACCTTTACCATCACTAGCTGGGTTACAAAATAGCAAATTAATTTTACCCTCGTTCCAATTTTTTAAATTATCAATATTTTCTTTTAAAACAACACCCTGGGGAAATGCTAATTTTAATCTTTCTAAATCGAATTTGTAATTGTAAACAACAACTATATTTTCGTTTTTATTATTTTCTATAATGTTTTTTAAAACTTCTATTTTTGAATTATTTACTATTTCGTATTTTCCATTTTCAAGATACAAACAACCATTGCAAAATTGTAATAGTTTGTTTGCAAGAACTCCACTGTTATGGGCTAAAACCTCACCTTTGTTTAATTTAAGTGTAAAATCTTTTTTTAAATCATCATACAATTTTTGATTTCCTATTTCTACAGAAGTAAAATAAGATAATTTTTTTGGCAAATCTAAATAATCTTGAGCTTTTAAACTTAGGCAAATGTTTTCTATTTTTTGCAAGATGACATTAGGGTTAATACAGGTAAACTCATACCTATATGGGTTGTATGTAAAGTATTTAGCTTTAAACTTTGAAATATTTTTTTCTAATCTTTCACCGTTGTCCATTAAAAATATTTGTGACCACAAATCCATAATGTGCCTAGGAGCCGGTGTCCCCGTTAAACAAACAATATAGTCATACAAAAATAATTTTAAAGCTTTAAACCTTTTTGAAGTTGCGTTTTTAAAACAAGAACTTTCGTCCAAAATTATTACATCAAACTTTCTAATTTTGTTTTGCAACATCCAAACTAAATTTTCTGGATTTATAACATAAACATCTGATTTTTCTTGTAACTTTTCTAGTCTTTTTGTTGCACTACCTATGCAAACGTTACATTTTAAATTTGATAAATGTTCCCACTTTTTAATTTCGTTAGACCAAGTTGTTTTAGCTATTTCCAAAGGTGTAATAACTAAACAATTATTTACACCTCTTTTTTTTAATTCGGAAAATGCAGTTAAAGAAATTACAGTTTTACCCAAACCCATCTCTAAAAATAGACCACATTTTTTCATATTTAAAATGTGGTCTACTGCTTTAATTTGATAATTTTTAAGCTGTGATTTTTCTAACATTACCAGAAAAATAATAAAGTATACAAATTACATTAAAAAATAAGCCTACCACATAAATGTAGTTAAAACCAAAGCTATTAATGATTAAACCGGTTGTTGTTGATGCCATTAATACAAACAAACCTTGTATTAATGAAAAAACACCAACCCCAGTGCCATATAAATTTTTTGGCAAACATTTAAAAATCATTGCTACAAATAGTAATTGACTACCTACTCTTTGAAATCCCCAAAACAACAAACCTAAAGACGACAATACCATATTGTCATTGCCAATTGACAAATAACAAATGTCAAAAAGAATCATGCTTGACGTAACCATTAAAAACATTTTTGTATATTTTTTTTGATCTATTTTTCTTCCTATAAATGGTGCAAATAAAAACATGAAGAAATTGAAAATGCCAATTGTTGATGTATAAAACCAGTCTTTGTAACCAAGATCTTTTAAATGCAATATTATTACACCATCATTAAACCTAGACATGTAAAAAAGCGCAGATAAAACTAAAATTGGAAACGTTATTTTTATTACTTTTTTAACATCATCAAAAGACAAAACCACTTTATTGGTATTTTTAAAGTTGTCAGTATTTTTAAAAGTAATAAAAAAAGACAAAAACAAAGCAACCACACTTGTAAACATTGAAACAAATATGAACAATTTAATGTTTTCTCTAACGGACCCTACAAAATAAACTAATAGGCTAACTAACAATGGGCCCAATATACAACCCATTGATCTATATCTTGCCAGCAAACCTAGGCTTTTACCTTTGTTTTCTGCGTTAACACCGATGTAAGCGTCCCTAGGTGCTGCAAAAGCTCCATTTGATATTCTTTCAAAGGTTTTAGAACACAACAAAGCTATTGGGTTGAATTTAAACAATGTTATTTTAGACAACAAAGAAAGAGCTATTGGTACAACAAAAAGGGCTTTTTTGTTTTTTATTTTATCGAAAAGATTTCCTGTAAACAAACGTAAAGCGTTAGATAGAAACTCGGTAAAACCTTCTATTACACCTAACATTAAAATGCTAATACCTATGTTGTCTGTTGCTAAAATAGGTATAATGGTCATTCCTATTGTTGTAGCTAGTGCCATTAAAAAATTTATACAATATATTATATACATTAAATTAAACCTCAAGTTTTTTAAAATTAAACAAATGATGATCCACTAGTTTTTTTCCTAAATCTAAATTATCCACAACGTAGACCAACGTTCCCCTCGACATCATGTCACTTATAACTTTTTCTTGTAATTTAGTTGGTTTTTTTCCATCTTTTTTAAATTCAATTTTAAAAAGACAACCATTTTGTGATATGAATTCACGATCTGGATAACCTTTTTTTCCAATAGAAGCCAGCTTGTAACACAAATAATTTTTACTTTTAGCGTATTCGCAAGTATCTCTCTCTATTTTAGACTCTAACATTTAAACCTAAATTTTTTAACATTTCTAATGCTTTGTTTACATAAGATTCTAGGCATATATCTTTAACCTCGTCCCTTAAATCCATTAAAGGTATTGCGTTATTACTTTCCGCAACTTTGTTTCCTTTTTTTCCGTCAACAATGTGTTCACCATTTTTTCCGTAATACCACCTAACTACTTTACCTAAATAGTTGTTTTTCCACCAAGCTCCTCCTGATGCTTTTCTTACTACTATTATTTTTTTAACATCACTGGTGTTATTTAAAATGAAATCTTTGATGTTAGTTCCGTTTTTTAAATATTCAATTACAGCTTCTCTACAAACTGGAATAACTGGGTTTTTAGTAAGCCCATTGTCTGCGAAAGTACCTTTACATTTAACCTCACCATCTTCTTTAATTGCTATGTATGAATTTACACTTTCATTATATAATGCTGAATAATACACATACTTTAATTCCAATCTTGTTTTAATTTCCCATTCTTTCAACGTTGCTAATAATTTTTGATGTTGATCTCCTTTTTTGCACTTAATGGTAATACCGTCAGTGTTAGCGCTAACAACATCGCAACCAATGTTTGTAATACTTTCAATTAACATTAAAACAATCAATTGGCCGGTAAGTGTAATTGATATAAGCATTTTTGGATCATAAAAAACACTATATGTATTTCCTAGTTTCCCAAAAATACCGTTTAAAATTAACTTGCAAGTGCTCTCAAGTACTTTATCTTTTTTGTCAGATGCTTTTTTCTTTGTTTCAAAAACATTTTTGTAAAAATCAAAAAACTTTCTTCCCAAATAAGTAGGATAATATTCGTTGTTAATTAACAACGCTGGGTAATAACTAGTAAAATCAACATCAACAATTTTTTCATCGTTTGCGGCTATAACTGCTCTTTTAGATTCGGTAGAATGCAACCCACCAATACCAAAAGAATAAACATTACCACCGATGTCTATTGAATCCGGAACCTCTGGGTTTTTCCTTACTTTACCCATTTCGTCAATTTCAAAATTAATTATTTGTAAATTAAAACATAACTCGTTTAATTCTTCTGAAACAAATTGTATGTAATTTGGTTTGGTGTATTGTACACTTTCAGTTTTTATTTGTGATTTCTTTTTTTCTAAGGACAATTCCTTTTTAACTAAAGCTTCTGCTATTTGAACGTTTGATTTGCTCCGTAAATCAATGTTGTATTTCTTGGTTAAACTATCTCTTAATTTCATATCATCAAGAATAGCTTCGTAAAGACTTTTAGTTATTAAAACGTCATTAAAACAATATTTTTTAATTGTAGCTTTTTTCTCTAAAGTAACTACTTCATCCGGATCAAATGGTAAGTCTTGTAATAAATCAACGTTTAATCTTGCACCATATGTTTTTAAACCAATTCTTACACCGGGAGCAGGTTCGTACAAATCAACATGGTCCCAATTTTTAGGTATGTAAATGTTATATTCTTTAAGAATATCCCATCTTTCTTCAAAAGAAGAATAGTTTACTAATTTGTCCGATAGAATTTTTAATTGTTCGTTTGTTGCGCCGTTTAAAGCAAAATAAACCATCGGCATATCGTAATTGTTTGAATTAAAACCGATGGTTTTGTTGTTTTCTAAAATCTGTAGTATTTTTTCGATATCTAATTTTTGATTGTTATATTTTTCAAAAAACATAACTTTTTTTCCGTCACTAAAGCAAATTAAAAAATAATTTGAAAAGCACTCTATATCTAAAAATACCACTTGTTATTGCTTATTTGTAATTTGCCAACTCGTTAATTAAAGTTTTAACAGCTTTCCTTTGTTTTAAGTTTTTTATCTTAGTAAAATCTTTAGATATATCTAAACCTATCTTTAAATCATTTTCATTTAAGGATTGTTTGTCTTTATCGTCTAATTCTTTAATTACTTCTGATAAAAAATAATCAATGGGTTTGTTGAAAAACTTCATAATAACAACTAATCTATCTATTGTTATTCTATTAACACCTATTTCATATTTGTGCAGTTGTTGGGGAGAAATTCCAATTATTTCGGATAAATCGTTTCTTGTCATACCCAAAGCTAATCTTTCGATATAGATTTTCTTACCAACAACCTTACTTACATTTCTTTCTTTTCTAGATATTTTCATATTACTAACTTTTTAATTTGACATAAATGTTTACTTTTTGTAAACAGTTCTCATTATATGAAATTTAAAAATTAGTGTCAATAATAAACTAGAAGTTTATTTAAATCCAATCTTCTATTTGTTCAGTGTTTCCACCTAAATCTTCGAATAAATCAAAACAATTTACCTTTCTAGATCCAAAAGAATCACCGTCAGCAAAAAACTGAACCCCGTTTAAAAGGCAAGATATTCCTTTCCTTCTTTTCTCTTTTTGATTGTATCCCCAAATGCTTATTGAGGCGTTAACGTAACAACCAGAGTATATTTTACCACTATCTGCGGTTATTATTTGTTTGTTTCTATCCAAAACATCAGGTGCGTGTTTGTGATTCCTACTTACTATATAGTAACAGTTCTTTAATTCTTCTTTTTTTGTTAAATCACCGTCCTTTAAACAGAGATAGTCATTATCAATTGTTTTTTTATCAATTGATAATTCTGCACATATTTTATCTATTTCTATGTTGATTTTTTCTATATCTTCTTTGTTTGCTTTTTTGTCTAAAATGAAATTAGCAGAATAATACTCCCTATTTTCATATTGAATTTTTTCGAATAAATGTGGATAAGATAATCTTACGTTTTTTATTATTAATTTGCTCATAATTTCTTTACATCGTTATATCAATTTTTCAAAATCACTATTACTTTTTTTAATAATAGTGTTGTTATTATATGTTTTTTTGGTTAAGCTGTCTACTATTTTTTTACCTAATAATTTTTCAGCCTTGGTTAAACCTATTATGTTTTTTTCATATGCTTTCTCCCCTAATTTTTCTATTAATTCTTTTATACCATCTTCAGTAAATTCCCTTTTAGACCTACCTTCGGTTAATATAAAATCTCCTAATTCTTCACCCATAAGCAAAAGATCCATCGCTGTTTGTTTTATAGATTTTATAAACATTTCAACAATGTCGTAATTTTCTAAAACATTAATTATTCTTTCTTTACCTACTGGTTCGTTTTTTAAATCTACTATTTTTTTAAAAGTTTCATGTAAAGCTGGGCAAACTGACTTGGCTCTACAAAACCTACATGATTTTACAGAAGGTGCAAATTTTGCGTCTTCCTTTAAAGCTTCGGTTATTGCTTTTTTATAAATAGAAACTTTTTCAGTTACATACTCTTTTAAATTTTCTATTTTATACACACAAGCTTGGTCACTAACGTTAGGTTGTATTATTATTAATTCTGCTTTCATGTTATCTAAATTTTTTTCAGATAAACTATCTAAAACCCCTAATAAATACAAAGTTAGTTGCACGTTTTCTTTTGAACTAACTTTTACCCATTTGCCAAATTTCCAGTCTATAACTCTTACAACATTATCGGAAACATCATAACAATCCACGGTGCCAGTAATGTAAGAATCTACAGACGTTACCCTTACTTTCTTTTCAAAAAAAGTATTTTTAAAATCTGCTATTTTTGAAAAGATATTTTTTGCTTTTTCTAGCACTTCTAAATGTTCTTCTAATATTTCTTCTTTTAAAAATTCTTTTTTATTAGTCAACATTTGATGTATCTTCTCGTGCAAATAAACTCCTTCTTCAGAATAAGTTGTGTCCATCTGTTCAATGTCTAATTCCATTCTTAAACTTGCTGGACACAAAATAATTCTTTCAAAACCAGAAGGACTTATTATTGATCTTTCTTGTTCTGGTTGCATAACATATCACCTAAATTTTTTATTAATTTAATATTTCTGGACATTTCTTTTGTTCCATATTCGTCAAAAGCCAACTTACTTGCTTTAAATTCCCTTTCTAATCCTGACAAACAATTAACTAAACTTTTTTGTATTAATTCTAACTTAGTTTCATCTTCACATTCTGTAAAAACGCAATTTGCCACTTTGTCAGATAAAACTACTGGTTCGTGATTTTGAAAATCAAACACCCCGCCGTTTTTAGTGTACACAATTAAATTGCTTTCCTCACATTTAAAAATTTTGTTTAGATTAATATTTTCGATTAAATTTAACATAGACATAACAAACCTCCTTAATATTTTAATGTGTCTATTAAAAGAGACAATTTTTTACCCAATTGCCTCGCATCATAACAATGTCTTTCTACTATATACAGATCTGCCTCACTGATTAATTTTGAATTTTTCAAAATTGTCACAGTGTTGTCTAATAACTCTCTAAAACTCCTTTGATCTGTATCGTAAGCTTGAGATAATGTTAACTCTAAAATATTTTTTATTTTTAAAACCAGTGCGTCTTTTTGTTTTTTTTCAAAATATTCTTTTTTCTTCAAAAATATTAAATTGAACAAACAAAGACCACACCAACTGGTTGATAAAATAGCGCACAGCTCTATTATTTTTTGCATTATTTTTTCTTTTCATCCTCTACTAAGAAATTATATATATCAAAAAGTTGCTTCTTATTTAAGTCTTTTAAATTTGTTGCTTTCAAACTACTCAATTTGTTTCTTAGATTTTGTATTTTCTCTGGGTCATGTGTAACAAGGTTTTTTATTTTTGTTTTAAGTTCTTCTTCACTAAAAGAAACATCACAACTTTTGTTACCCATACTTATTTCTAATTGTGTTGTTACAAAATCTTTTAACTTGTTAAGTGCTTCTTCCGCAGACATGTTATTTACCAAATCTTCAACGCCAATTTCAACAGTTTTTGACTCGTAATTACCTAAATTTATTGTTCTTCTTTCGTTGTAAAAAATTTTCATATGTTTAATCTAATTCTAATTCATTAAAAAATTTTTTGTTTTTATTTGAAAATTTGATAAAGTTATCTAGTTCACAATAATTATCTTTTACATATAAAAGTAATATTTTTGTAATAAGATATGACTTGTTCAAACCTTCTATTCTACATATTTTATCTACTAAATCATAAAAATCCATTGAAACTCTTAGACCTAGTGTCTTATTTTTTTTATTTACAAATTTAGCGTACATTCTAATTACCTGTGAAAATCTTTGTATGTACAATATACATCGTTAAACGTTTCTTGTCAACACATATTTCAAATAAAAAAACAAAAAATTTTTAAGTTAACTTTTTTTAAATTTTTTGTTTGAAATAAAAGCATTATGTTTATTGTTAGTATACACATTTTATTACTAACACTAAGATGTAAGTTATTGTTTTTTAAGGTATGAAGTTATTTCCATTTTGGAAATAACTTCAATAGATAATTATAGTGTATCAAAATCAAAGTTACTTTTTTTAGGTGGTAACTTAAATTTTTTCATTTTTGAACAATATACGTATCCAGCTTTGATACAATATAATTTAATTTCGCTCTGTTTTAATCTAGATTGATGTGTGACGTTTGGATCTAAAAACTTTAATATTTCTGTACAATTCATTTTTTCTGATCTGTCGTTTGATTCAATGTGAAATTTTTCCGCAAAAAGACAGTCAATATCAGATTCTGGGGAAAAAAACAAATTAATTTCTTTTTGTTGTTGACAATCCTCCTCGGACAAAAATACAGGACCTTGCGTTAAATATCTATTGTACAATTGAGCATACAATTGTTGCATGTCTATTTGATGATCTAAAACCAACTTTTCTACAGGTAATAACAAATATCTATCATTGCCAGTATGGTCATTTAAAACAACCGGATCATTTGTTGAAGCACAAAAAACCGTAGTTCTGTTGTGTGATTCAAAATCTCTTGAGTATTTTCTATCAATACTGTCTTTTGTCGATGATATAAAGTTTTTTAAAGCAACAACGTCTGACTTTTTAAAAGAAGCTTCTATTTCACCTAATTCGCAAACAACATAACTTAGTGATTTCAAGATAGACATTCTATCTTGTAGGTTTAACATCAAACCTTCTAAGAAAAAACAATATTGTAAATCTTTTGGCATTAAGTTTCTAAACCAAGTTGTTTTACCCATACCTTGTTTTCCAAAGAAAAGCAAAACAGCTCTCGTAAACTTTGGGTTTCTAATGTCATCATTAAAACAACTCATCTTGATCAATTCTGATAACCAGTGGCTCAAATAATTTTTTTTTAGTTTTTCAAACTTTTTTTCAACGGTTACCGTTCTGCACAATTGTTCTATTCTATCTACGCCGTCCCACTCTTTTGATAAAACAAAATCTTTAAAAGAATTTATTTTGTTATCGCAAAAAGCTTTTTGTAAATAACTTTCTAAGTTTTGTTTTGGAAACTTGTTTATTGCCAGTATAGATATTATTGAACCAATGTAACCACCATCTAAATGGTTACCTAGTTTGTTTACATATGATTTTTTTGTAATAACGTCGTAAACTATTTTTATATTGTGCTTTTCAATTAAAAAAATAAAATTTTTATATGTTGGTAAAATTTCTACTTTCTCTTTAAACTCTCCATTTCTTCCCTGTGTGTAATAAACTTCTTTATCTGGAAATTCGAACTTGTCTACTTTAGTTGGTTCTAAAATATCAAGATCACTTAGGTCCTTGGATTTTTTAATTAGATCTACTGTTTTTCTAATTGACGCCCAAGTTACAGGGTTTTCTTGTTCGTTTCTAAAAGATTCCCAAGTTTTACAAACATCATATTTACCTTTATACCTACTTGGGTCTGTATCTTTTTTTGACCAATCATCAAAAATGTCAAAACCTTCACCACTACCTTGGAATTGGTGATGCAAACACATACCCACCCTTAGCCACATATCACGTTCATAACAACGCGGCTCGTTTAAAAATTCTAAATCTTCTAATATCTCTTCTTTAGTAAGATTCATTGGTTTTTTTGAAAATACTGCTTTTTGTTTTTTATTTAGATCAACCTGGTTTAAATAAACATTTAAATCTAAATTGGTCATTGTTTTGTTATAATCTTCCCAAAAAACATAATCATCGTTGCTTTTAAATGGTGTGTAAAAAACTTGCGCTGGATTAATGGTAGCCGATACGTCAATTGCTTTTTTAAAACCATCGGTTAAAGATTCTTCTAAAAACTTTTTAATAAGATCTTTGCTATAATCAACACTAATCTCTTCCCTTAGGGGTAAAACTACTCTTAGTCTTGGTTTACTAATGTCGTGCCTTTTTGTTGTGTAGACATAATATGTGTAATTACGCAAACTAAACAAATCTTTTTTAAATTTCTCTAGTGATCCTTCGAAATTGTCAAAATCTAACACAACCATGGAAATATAAGCTATGTTCTTTGTTCTTCTCTTGTTCCCTATTATTTTTCCTTGACCAAAAGTCTCAACTGTATTTATATCAACTGACCCCGCTATCTCACTTACGTCATAACAGTTTCTTAAATATGTTACAAATTCTTCAAAAGACATATCAACGTTTCTAAAATTTGATGAATGACCTGTATTGAAAAAAAATTGCATTGATTTTTCCTCCGCAAAATGCTAAAATGTGTTTACTCTCTAGAAAACTTAAGCACTCCTTTTTTTTGCTTAAGTTTTCTCCCACACTACAAAAATTTAGTAGCGTATGTTTTTGTATAACTCAAATAAAAAAACTAAGCAAATTGTTTTTTATTAGTTTTTATTTACTATTTTGTTTGTCTTGATTTTTTGAAATATCTGAAGTTGTTAAAAACATGGTTTTTAACATTGTAAGTAACGTTTTTTTCTGGAAAATGTTCAGTGAATTGAATATTTCGAACATATCTTCAAGCATTTGCTCTGTTTCTGTGGGATTACTTGGCTTTAAGAAATCTTCTATAAAAAAAGTGATATCTAGTGATAATAAGTTACACAATAGTAGTAATCTAGCAACTGGTATAGGGTTTGTACCACTTTCGTAGTTACTAACCCTCCACCTTGTGACACCCATCATGTTTGCTATTTCTGATTGTTTCAATCCGTAGGTAAGTCTTAATATCTTTAACTTTTCCCCTAGTTTGTTATCGAGTTCTTGCTTGGTAAGTTTCTTTAATATTTTAACTTGTTCTTTCATAGCTTTTAACAAAGAGCCAACTAAAAGTAAGTGTTTTTAACTTTATGTCAAATGGTAGTCGTTGGCTCTTTGTTAATTTATTTGTTTTTTGTTTACTTGTCAACAACTAATAACAATTTTTTTATTTTTTGCTTTTTATTTTTTGCATTATTTTTTGATACGCAAACTTTATAAATTTACTTAAATAATAAATAGTTATTATGAAATATATTATAATACCTGGGAGCCATGGTACCGAATAAGAAAGGCACAGTATCACTACTATACCTAGGATTAATGGAAGTAAAATCCACTCTAACAAATGCAAAAAAATAACAAAGCAAATGAACGCACAATATATATATAAAATAAACCACAAAAATTCAAACATCGAAGTTCTCCATTTTTAGTTTTCTTTCCGAATAAACACAACTTTTAACAAAGTTTTTAAAAGCTTTCTTTTTATCTATATGTAATGCACCAAAAGTTCTTAAGAAGTCAAAGTTAACAACATCATCGCTACTTAACTCTATTAAAACTTCAAACTTTCTAAGTAATTCTTTTATATTAATTTTTTTGTCTTCAACCAACAATATTAAGTTGGATAGTGAAATCTCCTCTTCGGTATCTCTTCTAATTTTTGCTTGTTCGAAAATATCTTCGTTAGTAAAAACTATTTTTTTTTCTATGTCGTATAAATTCATATTAACTCTCTTTCTGTAATTTCGTTATATCGTTATTTGTAAACTATTATATTTTGAAGTACATTTACGTTTATATAAGGTACCCATGCTTACTCTCTTTCTTTTGGTTAAAAACAACCGTTAAAATCGTTATTTGCAGTAGGTGCTATTTTCCACCTATCCTGTCCAATAAACTGAACGATCTTGTCCAAAAATAACTCTCTTTTTTCCTTAATAGTGTTATGGTCTTTTTTAAAACTATGTTTAATACTATCTATGTGGTTTAATTTTTCATTTTTAGTACTCCCCATTAAGTGGTAAAGAAATTTTAAATTATTTCTGTCATATCGCCAGCTGTATTCTGGAATATCGTTTAATTGTTTAAAATAACAAGTTTCTTCTTTTATCATGTTCACACAAAATTTGTCGTAATCGCACTCTGTTGCCATTGTTTCTAAATAATTAGCACACATCCAATGAAATTTCTCCATATGAGTTTTTGATGCTTTTTCTATTTTTTCAAAAACTTCTGTTGTTTTTTTGTTTTCTTCTTCCATGTTATACCTCTAATTTTGTTATTGTAGTTACTTCTTTCTTTTGGTTAATACCAAGATTTATAATCGCTATTTGCCCTCGGTACATATTTCCACATATCCTGTCTAATAAACTGAACGATCATGCTCACAAATAATTGTCTTTTTTTTCCATTACTAATGTGGTAATCATCACTTTCAAACTTACTTTTAATACTATCTATGCAGTCTAATTTTTCAATGAAAGTACGTTCTATTAAGTAGGAAAGATATTTTAAATCATTTTTGTCAAATCGATAGCTAAACCTTGGAATATCGTCTAATTGTAGTGATAATTTTTTTCGATAATCTTTTTCTTCGTCTATCCTTTGCGCACGGAGTTTTTCTGCTTCGTATTCTGTTTCATCCACTTCTGTCGCAAATGTTTCTAAATAATTAGCACACACCCAATTCAATTCTTCCAAATAAGTTTTTGATGCTTTTTCCATTCTTTCAAGAACTTCTATTATTGTTGTTTTTTTGTTTTCTTCTTTCATGTCTTTCAAATAAGTTTTTGATGTTACTATTCTTTCAAGCTCTTCTAATCTTGTTATTGTAGTTTCTTCTTCCATATCACACTTCTAATTTTGTTATTGTAGTTACTTCTTCTGTTGGATTTTTTTCTTTAAATTTAAACAAACCTAGTATTAATACTACAAATATCATCACTATTATAGTTACCATTTTTGAGTAATCGTTATTATCTTTCATAAATTTTTACTTTTTTTAATAAATTGCATAAAACGCTTTTCATGTGCGAAATCACAACATGGAAAAAGTGAAAAATGAATTATTTTTAACACTCTCTCTACCTGGGGTAAAATTACACAGTTGTTACATTATATATTAGTTGAAAGGGGCTGTCAACTAATAAAATATACTTTGTACGTACAATTTTTATTTTCGCATATTTTAAGCAAAAAACGGGGCAAAAGTAGCCTCAAATGTAGCCTATATTTTGCTTTGTTCAAAACCTCACAGGCAAGGTCAAAGCTGGTACACAAAGTTTTTCGAATTTTGAAGTAGCCTATCTTTGAAAATTATAGGCTACCCCTGTACACCAGGTGTTTGTTGGGTTTCAACTACCTTGGTATCCTATCTTTTACTTTTTTCTTTGAAAAAAAAAATATATAGAAAAACATAGAAATAAGAAAGCAAAAAAACATAGAAATAATAAAGTAAAATGAAACACGCAAAATAAAAGTTTAGTAAAAAACAGCAAAGATAGGCTACCAATCCTCTGGAGAGCTGGTGACTACTGGCTTTGAATGGTAGCCTATAATATAGGCTACCTAGAAAAGATAGGCTACCTTTTTTAAATTAGTAAAGATTGTTGACAAAAAAAATTGCAGGTGATATAAATAAAAAGTAAACTAATTAATAAAAATTTACAACAACAAAATGACAAAACTAATAAAAAACTTGCTGGCAGTGATGGAACGTGTTAAGTCTATAGTAACAAAGTTAGATGTAAAAGAACTTAAAAAACAACTATATGAAAAGATCAAGATTACTAAAGTTAGAAACAAAGTTACTGGTATTAGTGGACAAGATGAGAATTAGGAAAGGAACACATGATTCATTTAATTCTTTAGTTAAAGACTTACTTACTACGGAACTTATAAAAGAAGGTTACGAAAAGGAACTAAATGGCAAAGAGTAGATCAAAAGAAAAGAACAACAGATATCCAATTTTAAACGAAGCAGGGTTGTCTATAGAAGACCTTAGCGAAATTAAAGAAATGGCATTCTTGGGCTTTAAAACCAACGATATTTGCAGAAGATTCATTATCGACCCGACAACGTTAGCAAATATAGTTAGCGAACAAGGTTTCGACTCTATCAATAGCTTTATTGACAAATATTACGTGGAAGGAAATGTTGAAATTGCTAAATTGCAATATCAGAATGCAAGGAGAGGTTCGGACAAGTTAGCTTGCTTTTTAGGTAAGAACAGGTTAGGGCAAAGCGAAACTCCTAATTTGACAGGATCTAAGGATGAATATTCTTTAGAACAAGCAATGTTAGTTTTAAAAGAAATAGATTCATTAATGAAAAAAACTAACAATTAGTTAAGTTTTTATTGACACTTCTTTGGTATATGGTATTTTTCGAATATTATTTTATACAAAAAGTATATGAAACATAAATTTTTAAATTATTTGTTTTCTAAAAAACTTAAGGAACTACTACCAACGGACGTAACAATAAATTGTTTTGTAGTTTTCTTTAATAGAAATACAACCACATTGTTTACAGCTAAGGTTGTTGAAATAATTGAACCAGCTAATTTATTTTTAATTGCACAAAAAATAATAAAAGGAAATAAAATCATCGGGGAAAGAAACCTAACTTTGAATTTAAAAAAAAACAAAATTAGATATAAGATATCTTTTTATGAAGAAGCTAGCAAAGAAGATATAGAACGTCATTTGGCGGAGTTTTATGAACAACATCCTAGATTTAATTAAATACAAACAAGAACAGTTGCTAGAAATAAAAAAAGTAATTGAAGCTAGAATTAATTTGTATGAGTTTTTTAAACAAGCTTGGGAGATTGTAGAAGGTCCAACCGTTCCTTTTGTTGAAAATTGGCACATTAAAGCGATGTGTGAACATTTGGAAGCTTGTTATAGAAGGGAGATAAAAAACTTAGTAATAAACGTCCCTCCAAGAAGTGGTAAGACAAACCTAATATCAATCGTATTTCCTGTTTGGGTATGGTTACAAAACCCAGCTGAGAAGTTTGCTTACGCTAGTTATGCCCTTAATTTAGCACTTGAGCATTCTTTGAAATGTAGAAGGTTAGTAACATCGGATTGGTTTCAAGAAAGATGGGGTAAGTTGTTTAGATTAACTGATGATCAAAATGCAAAAAGCTTTTTTACAAATGACAAAAGCGGCAGTAGGTTGTGTATGTCAGTGGGTTCTAAGAACACAGGTAAGGGTGCTAACATATTTGTTTTTGATGATCCAAACAATGCAAGGGACGGTGATTCTACTTTGCGACTAGAGAACGTTAACAATTGGTATGATCAAGAAATATTCAATAGGGTAAATGATCCAAAGAGGGACGTTAGGATATTAGTACAACAAAGGATACACGAATCAGATTTAACTGGGCATATATTGAAAAATGATAAAGCTGGAGATTGGGTAAAACTAATCATACCTATGGAATACATGGAAACAAGAAAGTGCAAAACACTTATTGGGAATAAAGAATGGCAAGACCCTAGAACAAAAACAGGGGAACTAATGTTTCCTGATAGGTTTGGCGAAAGAGAAGTGCATAACTACAAAACAACACTAGGATCTTTGGGGTATGCTTCTCAGTACCAACAAATGCCAGTGCCAGCAGAAGGCGGTATAATAAAGCGTCATTGGTTCCTTCCTATAAAAGACACTAACATATTAAAATACAGTTTGATATTACAATCTTGGGACACTGCAATATCGGACAAGCAAGACGCTGCTTTTTCGGCATGTACTACATGGGGAGTTGTTGAAAGTTACGATGAAGGTGTTTTACCTAAGATTGTATTGTTGTCAACTTGGAAAGGAAGAGTTGGTTATCCTGACCTAAGGGAAAGAGCAAGAAGGTTGTTCTTAAATTACCAAGATGTTGGGGAAGAACCAATTAAAAATATTAGAAAACAAGCGGATGTTTGTTTAATAGAAGCAAAAGCAACTGGTGATCCTTTAGTAAGAGATTTGAAAAAAATAGGGATACCTGCTGTTGGATTCTACCCTAAGGGTGATAAAGAATATAGAGTACATAGAATAACTCCTTATTTAGAAAGTGGTTTTGTTTTCTTACCAACAATAGAAGGTGATGAGAAAAAACTAAGACCGTATGCTGAAAGTTTTTTAAACGATGTTTCGATGTTTCCCAAAGGGGATAGTAGAGATTTGACGGACAGTATGACACAAGCAATTGCTTGGTTAAGAGATAGGCGAGAAATAAAACACCCAAGAGAAGAAACAATTGAAAGTAAATGTATAAATTTTTTAAAAAAACATTAGGTTGTTTGTTGTTTTTAACTTGATTTACATTTAATTAACTTTATAATACAATTAACATAAATTGTACGATTAAATTTTCACAAAGAAACACACATGAAATCAAGAGCTGCATTTCAAGAAAGATTAAGATTACTTGAAAAAGAAAACAAAAAAAAATATAAAAAAGGCGGTAAAGTAAAAAAGTCAAAACAAAAGGATGATGCAAACGATGAATTATTTGCCGAACTTTTGTTAAATTCAATATTGCAAGAAGAAAACATTGATCAAAACAACCCGGAAGATAATGTTGACATAGTTGATGAAACCCCAGAGTTACCAATAGAACAAGAAGAACAAGAACAACAGGTTGAACCTTTGAATGCGGCAATTGAAGAACAACCAGTTGACATAGAAGATAACTTAGAACAGCCAGGCGAAGAAAAGTTAGAACCTTGGGAAGAAAGTATTTTAGGTGAAGTAGAAAACATTAAGTTTGTTAATACGTTTAATGTTGATATTTCTAAGAACATGGATGAAATTGTATTGCAAAAGATAGCAATGTACTTAGATGAGGTAACAAGCAAAGATATTGCTAACAGAGATCCGTGGTTAGATAGTTTGAACAAATACAAAGAAAGTTTAGGTTTTACTTTAGAAGATGAAGAAAAAATAGGTCAAAGTACAGAAAACATAGGTTCAGAAGGAAAAGTTGTAACTAAAGATAGTACGTTTTCTAGTAGCTTATTAAGGTTGTGGTCTATCATAAGACCTGAAATACTACCTAACAATGGCCCAGTAGGATACAGTACTTCAGTAGAAAACAATGATGTTTACGAACTTACTGGAGAGAAAATAAAAGACCAATTAAATGAATATTTAACAGTAGAAGATAAAGGTTTTTATTCTGATTATGAAAAGTTTTTGTTTCAATTTTTGTTTACTGGCTTTGTTGTTAGAAAAGTTTACATTAACACTATTACAAAAAAACCAATAAGTAGATTCATATCTCCTGAAAATTTTCTATTCGACACTAATTGTAATACTATAAAAGATAGTTCAAGATTAACTCACATTCGTTTCTTTAGTAAAAAAGAAATAATAATGAACATACAAGGTGGTAATTGGAGAAATATAGAATTGCCATATTTGAACCAAATGTTTTTTAATTCTTTAGAGACGCAAGATGCTGAACACAAACAAATAGAACCTACAAATTCTAAATTTAAATTTTTTGAAACCTATGAGTATTTGGATTTAGATTCTTTTTCAAATGAAGAAGTTATTAATATTCCAAAACCGTATGTTATCACAAGGTGCGCTAGTACTAACAAAATAGTATCAATAATTCCAAATTGGGAAAAAGATGATGAAAACTTTCAAAGAATAGATTATTTCATACCTTATACTTTATTTCCAGGTTTTGATTGCTTTGGTTTAGGGTTGGCACATTTAATAGGTTCTAATAGTTGTAGCATTACTAAAATGCAACAAATGGCAATTGACGCTGCTGAGTTTCAAAACTTCCCTGGATTTATAATGTCTAAAGACGTTAAGTTGATTAATAACGACATTAACATTAAAGCAGGTCAAGCATTAGCTGTAGACGCCGGTGAAATGCCAATTAGAGATAGTATAATGCAACTACCTTATAGCGGGCCGTCACCAGCTTTGTTAGAATACATGGAAAGGATATCTAGGCAAATTGAAATGGTTTCTTCCGGTGTTGAAATGGACTTTATGAGGAGTTCTGAAAACACCCCAGTAGGTACTACTTTGGCAATGATGGAAATGTCAAACAGGTTACACTCGGCTATATTCTCTTCCGTTCACAAATCTTTTTCAGAAGAAATAGAACTAATTTACAAATTATCAGATTTTTTAGATTACAACGATAAAATCAAAGTAATACCAACAAGCAACCCTTCTGTAGAATCAAGTACACAGAGAATAATTAAAGCTGAAAGTATACTTAAGATTGCTTCTTCTGCTCCAGAATTGCACGATATGAAGAAAGTATATGAAAGAGTATATAAAGCAATGGGTGTTGTTGATTATGAATCTTTATTTATAGAAACTCAAAATCAAAACATAGAACAAGAAGAAAAATTAGACCCTGCGTTACAACTACAAATGGCAGAATTACAACAAAGAGAGTTAGAATTGCAACAAAGAAAATTAGAAGTTGAGTCTAAAGAAAGAATTGCACAAATGCAAATAGAAGCGGATGCTTACAAAATACAAATGAACATTGAGCTAGAGAACAAAAAAATAGAGCAAAACAAACTTTTAGCAGAAATGAAAATTCAAATGGAAGAGGATAACAACATAAGCAAAAGAGAGCTTGAAACAATAAAGCTTGAAAAGCAAGAAAAAAGTGAGTATATAGAAAAGGTAAATTCTTTATTAAAAGATAAAGAAGTTGAACTTAGTTCTTTATTGAAAGACAAAGAAGATGAGATTAACGCTTTAAAACAACAAATGGAATCTATGTTACAAGAACTAAACTTAGAAAAAAATCAAGAGTTATAATTAATGTTTTGTTTGCACACATATAGGGAGCTTTTAAAAGAGGATTTACGAAGTAAAGAAGAAGCAACTTTAAAAAAATCTAATATTCAATCGTACGAAGATTATTTGTATCAAGTTGGTATTCTAAGGGGTTTGAAGTTAGCAATTGACAATATAGAAAAAGCAAAAAAAGAGGTTTGAAATGAGTTTTAATGAATGGATGAAAGATTGGGAAGGTATTGATTTAGAAAACTTCAATGTTTTTGAGCACATTGAAAAATATAATGACGTGGAAATTAAAGGTTACCACGTTTTGTTATTAGTTTTTAAACCAAAAATAATAACAAAAAGTACTGGCGGTATACACTTAACGGAAAAAATGCAAGTTAAAGAGGGGGAATACGCTTCACCAATAGGTCTTGTTTTAAAATTAGGTAGTGATGCTTATAAAGGTGATTGCTTTCCAGAAGGACCGTGGGTAAAGCCTGGTGACTGGGTTATATTCAACAGAATTAGAGGAATGCAAATTAGAAGGGGACAAGAACCTTTATTGTTAATTGAGGATAAGCACTTAAACATGGTGATAAGTGATCCTTTAGAATATTCAAAATAGGAGGAAACATGGAAGAAGAAATTATAAAAGAAACAGTTGATCAAAACGATGCAAACAATGAAGAACATAATTCCGATGTTGTTACGGAAGAGCAACAAGAACAAACAGAAAACGTAGAACAAACGGATGGGGTTAAAAAAAACAAATATTGGGAAAAAACTAGAAAATTACAACACAAAGCTAGAGATTTAGAAGATTACGCAGACTCTTTAGCTAGGCAAAATGCTGAATTGCAAATGTTATTAGAAAGGTCTTTTCAAAATAATAACGAACTAAGTTTAGAAAGAGCTGCAAACAATTTAGCAATTGCTGAAAGGGAATACGTAGAAGCTTTGGCAGAAGGTGATCCAGAAAAGGTTGCTAGAGCCACGTCGAATGTTTCTATTGCTACACAAAGAATAACACAAATTGAAAGTCAATTGCAAAATGAGAGATCTAATGACTACGATAACAATTACGATCAAGGTAGCAAAGAAGTACATAGGGCTGAACAAGAATACCAAGAAAGAAAGTTAAGAGAAAGGGCACAAGATTGGTTTGAAGTAAATACAGAGGTTATACCAAATTCTTCTGATTACGACCAAAACATGGCTAGAAAGTTAGAAAAATTTGTAGAAGAATTAGACAAAAGATTTATAAACAGTGGAAGATCTAATTTAATAGGTGGTAACGAGTATTTTGAAAAACTTGATATGTACATGGATAATTTGCGTTATTCAAAAAATAGAAAAGAAAAAATACCAACGCATGTGACAGGAAACATAAACGGAACTTCCGGCAATTATAATAAAAACATAAAAGTAACTGATGAAATGAAAAGAGCAATGTTGGCTTTTAACATGACAGAAGAAGAATATTTAAAAGATTATGAAAAACAATTAAAACAAAAAAGAGGTTAATATGGCTAGATCAGATAATTTTAAAACAAAAGAACGAGATATCAGAGAATTTGAAGAAGAAACTTTTTTTGATATAAACGACAGTAGTTGTCCTTTTCAATCAGTATTAAATGAAATTAAAAAAGAAGATTATGATATTCATTTTGCAGCTAAAGATCAAGGAAGACTAGACACTCTAATAATGAAGAAATGGGAAGTGGTACCTAAGGATAGAATGACTGGGGGAAATAGAAACCCACTATCTAGAGATCAAGACCACATTGAATTTAAAAACCACATTGTACTTGAAAGGCACAAAAAATACGGAGAATATGAAAAGAAAATTCAAGACCGCGAATATAACGTAAGAATGACAAGTGCTATCCGTGAAATAAAATCTTATGAGTCTGGTAATGTTGACATTGTTAATATTGACAACCCTTTTAAAGAGCAAATGTCTCATCAAAACTTTAAGTATAATTATTAATTATGACAACTTATACAAAAATAGAGTTAAACGAAGATATAACATTGAGTTGGTACTCACCTCAAACGTCTGATTACATAGTGAGTGATTTTAACGACGTTATTTCTAACAACGACAGTAGGACTATGCGTTTGCCAGATGCAACTCTTACAAACACAGGGCAATCAATGGTGTTTAACAACGTTGGTTCTTATGACTTTACGTTGTTAACTTTTGATGGTCAGCCATTTAACAACGTTATAAGACCTGGGGAAGTAGTACAATTATATTTATTTGACAACGCTGATCAAAACGGCAAATGGAGAATCATACCGTTTGGTGGGGGTATAAGTGCAATTAGCGCTCTGTCTTTTGAATCTAAAAACAAATCATTAGATATAACGAATTCTACAATAACACCACCTGGTGGAAACGTAGAATTTTCAATATCTGAAAGTTTGGACAATTTAAATTCTTTAACTGGGCAAACTACTCCGGGAAACTTAAGAGTTATAAACAACGATGTTAATTTAGTTTTTGCAACTTTTAATTATACTACAGATGGAAATATAACAATAGATAGTGACAACGTATCTTTAAATAAAACAATAACGGTTGAAAAAGTTATTTTAAACAACACAACTATTTCCGACGGAAACATTAGTTGTGTTGACGGTAATGATTTAAAATTAACATCAACAACTGGTGATGTTTTTATTAATAATCTAAGAGTTGATAATGAAAACAACATTATAACAAACGGTGGATTGTTGTGTACTGAAATAAAATTATTAGGAAAAATGACCGCTGTAGAAAGTGTTGTTGCTAAAAACACACCTAAAGCGTTTGCATTTTTTTATGATAATAATTTGCCTGCGGAAAATATAGTTATAGAAAAATCTCACAATATAGAAAGTATTAAAGGTGCACAAGGTTCTTATGTTGTGAATTTTACAGAAGAACTAGAAGATAGTAATTATGCGGTAATTTTAAGTTTGCAAAAAAGCGTTGAGAACATTACTCCTTTTTCAGCATTTTTTAGAAGCAAAACTAGTAAGTACTTTATATTGTACACTGTGGACACAAATGGAAATTTGTTACCTGCGTTAGACGGTGTTTCGGTTTTAGTTTTATAATAGTAAATAATTTAATAAATTTGTTGACAAAATTTTTACATTATTATACTATTATAAAAATAGTCATAACTAGACTTTAAAAGGTTGTGGTCATAACTAGACTTTAAAAGGTTTAAACAAGTAAAATAAGTAAATTAATTAAATAAATAAGTAAATTAAATGTCATACGGAACAAATACCCCTTATGGTTTACAACCAATATATAATCTAGTTGGTGGGGTAGCAGAAAAAGTAAGTAAGTACGAAGTTTACGTAGATCCGGCAACAAATTTAGGGCCTACGTTAGCTAATAGTGCGGGATTTTTATTCAAAAATGACCCTGTTGTTTTTGAAGACAACGGTGCAGCTGGTGCGCTAGCTGCTAGGTACGGTACAATTAGACCTATGTTCTCTACACTAAATGCTGGTGCAGCTGCAACCAGATTACCTGGTGGTGTCAACGGTGTGTCGGCTCTTGTGGGTACTTTTGTATCATGTGAATATGTTGACGCTACTGGAAAGTATAGAGTTTCTGACTACATACCGAATGGATTGCAAGTTAGCCCTGGTACAAAAATATTCGCTTTAGTTTGTGATGATCCTAACATGTTGTTTGAAGTGCAAATATCTACGGCAACAAATAACCAACCAGCTGCTATAATAGGAACACCTTCAGTTTTCAAAAGAAACTTTATTGGTGCAAACGCTAATTTACAGTTAGGTGGTGTTGCGTTTACAGCTAATGCAGCAGCTGGTCAAAACCCAGCATCTGGTAGCATTAGAGCAAGATCGTCGGCCGTTTATTTGGACGGAAGTAGTATTGATTTTACTAACGGTCAGCTAGGTAGACCTACCTGGGACGTTAAAATAGTCGGTGTTTCTCCAGTTAAAGCGCAAGTTACTGGCACAATAGGTGTTGATGATACATCATTAGCTTTTGTAAAATTAATTTGTAAAATTAACATTCATGCGTACGGCTCACAAGGTGTGGCTGGACCAAGAAATTCACTATAAGAGGATAATATGAGTATAGTAGTTACCGGCGCAATTGAAAGTTATTTGCGCCCTGGATTAAACAAAGTAATGTTTGAATTTGACAGTAATCCAAAATTGTATAAAGAAATGTTTGGTATTAGAAAATCAAACATGGCAGTTGAAAGACTTGTAGATGCTAAAACAACATCTTTTGCGGCTGAAAAAGCAGAAGGTGCAGCAATAGCAATGGACGACATGGCTGAAAAATATACATACGAATTTACACACAGAACTTTTGCTTTAGGTATGACCATAAGTAAAGAAGCTCAAGAAGACAATTTGTATGAACAACAAATGATGTCTTATTCAAAACAAATAGCAACTTCGTATGAAGCTACAAGAGAGGTTATGGGCGCTAGTGTTTTAAACCAAGCGTTTAGTGCTAACGTACTTTTACCAGATGGTCAACCTTTGTGTTCAACAGCCCACCCTGTAGATGGTACAACTTTCAGTAATAGGGTTGCTCAAAACGCATCAGCTGATGTTAGTGAAGCTGCTTTAGAACAAGCTATTATTTTAGCTAGAAAGTTTAAAAAGCTTAACGGCATGCCTGTTGTGATGGAAGCTTCAAAGATGGTAATACCGGTTGATCAAATAATGAATGCGCAAAGAGTTACTCAAAGTGAATTTAGATCAGGTACGGCTAACAATGATTTGAACGCTATTAAATCTTTAAGAGTACTACCAAATGGCTTTGTGGATAACGTTTATTTAACAACGCCTAACTGGTTTGTGTTAACTAGATCTTATGAGTCAAGTTTAATTCACTTTGAAAGATCTCCTTTAACAATTAACGTAGTTAAAAAAGACGACATTGGTGCGACACAAATTTTAGGTTCTGGAAGATATTCTTTCGGTACTTACACTCCATACGGTATAGTTGGTTGTGCTGGACAATAAAGAATGTTCTAATGAGATTCTTGATAAAATATCAGGAAGTTTAGAATCTGTTAAAAAACAAGAATCTCATTTTATCAACAGAATGCAAGAATTAAAATTTTTTGTTGATAAGTTCTCTGGTGAAATATCAAAAATAGAAAATTATTTATTGGTATTAGAAGGAAAAAAACAAGTATTAAATGAGTTATTAAAAAATGAGCCAATTTTATGAGTACGTGTGGCCGTCATATGCAGCGGCTGTTACTGAAATAGGACCTTTACAAACACAGACGGCCAATGTTCCAATGAACATTGTTAACAACAAATATTGGGAAGCTCCGTTAAATCAACTTAACATTATTAAATTTGGATACATACCAAAAATAACCATATCAAGTGCTGGCAATTTAAGTGCTTCTAGATATTTAATCAGTGGAATGCAAAATGGTGTTCCTATAACTGAAAATTTAGCCGGTCCAAATAACGCAACAGTTAGCTCGGTCAACAATTTTGATATTGTTTTTTCTATTGTACCTAGTGTTACAACTGCTACAACAGCTAGCGTTGGTTTAAGCACTTTTGGTTGGTTCCCAATGATAAACAACAGTCTTAATTATTATTCCGGTAATCAATTTTTTGCTATGAATTTTACAGTTGCTAACTTAAATGCGGCAACGTACACTGTTTACTATAGTTTAAAAGATTTATCTACTACAAAAGCTACATATTTAGCATCTATATTAAATGGAGATCTTGTTAAAATAGACCCAGCTAATAATCAAACAAGTCAGTTATTACAAAGTAACAATGTTTGTGCAAATATAGTAGCCGCTATAACTATCAACAACGCAAATACTCCTACTAAATTTCAATATTTAAAACCAGGGGTGTAATGTTGGGCGAATGGCTTATTCTTTTGAAAAAATACAAGCGGAAGTAATAATAAGAAAAGCTTTTGAATTAATAAGCACACCTCTTGCTACGTTAACAGCTGAACAATATTGTTCAGCTAAAGACGGTATTAATTTAATACTAACAAGTTGGTATAATGAAAATGTTAATTTGTGGAAACTAGTTAATTATCCAGTAACTTTAAAGAAAGGAGTTATTGTTTATGCTTTACCGTCGCACATTAAAAAAATATACCAATGTTTTTTAAGATCTTCCACTAGGATATTTACCCCTACCGGGGCTGCTATTGGTAACGTTCCAAACCCTCAAAATGCTTTTGATGGTGATGATACTACTTTCTGTACTTTAAGAAATGCCAATGATTATGTGGGATATAATTTCGGGGTACCGGTTAATGTTTTGCAAATTGGAGAAAAGTTCTCTAATGTTGTTGCTAGTTTTGATTTTGACATTGAAGGTAGTAACGACGGTGCTAATTGGACAAAAATTTTAAGTAAAACTAAAAACACAGCAGCTATTGGTGAGACTTACTGGCAAGACACTTATTCTGGATTTGTTACTTACTCTCAATGTAGATTTATTTTAAAAAATAACGTTAATGTTAATTTAAACGAATTGTTTTTTCAAAATAACATATCTGATTACCAAATGGGAAATGAGATATCAAAATATGAATACAATAGTATTGTTAAAAAATACCAGATAGGTAGGCCTACTATGTATTATGTTGATTATCAAATAGATAATACTTATTTGTACATTTGGCAAGCTCCAAATGATCAATTTGGCTTATTGTATTGTTACGCTCAACAAATACCTCAAACTTTAGAAAGATACACGGATTCAATAGATATACCAAATACATTTTTTTCAGCGCTGGTTTATGGTTTAGCTGCTCAATTGGCCCAACAATATAGTCCTGATAAATTTGATATGTTAAATGCTAATTACATTGAACTTAAACAAAACGCAATATTAAACAACAACACAAGTGTACCTTTAAACATGGTAGTTTATGGCTAGTTTAAAAAATGTTAATGCTTCATTAGGTAAGTTTGTAAGAAAAAATTCACAAGATCCAATAGGTGTTTGTGATTATTCTGGGTTCATATTTAGTAAAAGTGATTTGCACAAACAATATGAATGGGTGGGTAACAGGTTGCAAT